AAGAAATTTGTTTCCCATGCCTTTGTCAAAACACGCTAAAGAAATAAAATCTTCTGGTTGGAATTTGTGTCTACAGCAAAAGCAAGTCTTTTGTACTGACAAATTAGAACTCTCACGCAACTCTTTAAAATGTGCAAACGTCCCAAAGTAGTGTCCTTTTTCACACCCTACAGCTTTGTAGACTTTCTTAATTATTACTTTCATACCTACACCTCCATTTCTGAGTTAAGTCCAAGACCGAAGAGAAGGTGCTGTAAATCTGATACTGAATACATATTTATACGTATAACATTGTTTCCAATACAAGCATTCCATGAGTAATTATCAAATTCTAACAAATGCAACTTCAAACATTCTTTTTCGACAAACCAATAATACAGGTGATAAAGCATCCATCCATTCTTCTCCAGAATCTCTGGAGTAAGGCGTACTGGCTTTATATTTTCAATATCTACAAGATTATATACTAACCTTTCTTTAGGGCAAGACAAGTCAAAGTGACTTCCGTCTCTAGGCTCTTTAACAACCATGATTTTGTTGTCATACATAACAACATCACCAACAATATATTTCTGTGCCATACGCTTTACTTTTTACGATGATTTTACTTTTTAATAGCATCCTTCTTAGAAGTAGCCATTATCTTTACACCTTTAACGATAAACTCATGCTGTGCTTTCGATTGGCACTTTTGTTTATCGGAAGGTATTTCACCTTTCGGTATTGCTAATTGCCGCTCTGGAAATCCGAAGGGTAGGTCATTCATTTGAAAATCCATATACGAAGCAATACCAATCATTGATAGTAATCCTTTCATACGCTTTACTCCTTAACTTCTTTAAAAATTACCGATTTTCCATCTGAGCGTACACCTTCACAACATGCAAATTTTATACATACTGGATTATCCTCAAAGAAGCAACCTCTACAACCATATTGCTCAACTGCTTCAAGAGTGATTCTTTCTCCAACTTTAAGCTCTTTCATTGCTTACCTCCTTTCGTAATCAAGTCAAACAACTCATCTATAAATATCCAATCAGACAAATGGAATATATTGACTTGCTCTTCCCACATTTCTTGATATGTATTGCAAGTGGTTTTATCAAGCTCATCGTTCATGTCGTAGAGCTTTCTATTACCGAATTCTTTTGAGAACGCAAGAACCTTTCCGTTGTCGTTACGTGGAACTTCGCTAGCAGGGTGAAACATGTCCTTCAATAGCTCATTGATACCCCACTTAGCACCTAGTCCAATGGCTTCTTTGATGTCCTCTTTGTAGAACATTTCTTCCTTTTCATCATTGTTGAAGACTATCTCTTCACCATTAAGCAAGAATCTATCTTCATAGATTTCTTCCTTGGCAGCTTCTATTTTCTTATCGTCTATCATAACTTATTTCTCCTTTAAACGTTCTATTAATTTATCTGCGATTTTGATGGCAGAATTAACAACACTGTCATACGTAGAGTTAGGACGTTGTACAAGACCTGCTGCAACATCTTTTGCTATCTCATATCTTCTCTGCTCCCAAATGTTTTCTTCGTTATCATTATTCTGGGTAAAGCTTGAACAAAGTATTACATCCTCCTCATTTTGTTTGGGTCTTTTGCTACAAAAAAAATATCTGGAGCAGTAACTACATAATCCTTTCATCCCTCACCTCCTTTCCACTCACCAGTCGTTCCTAGTAGATGTGCTGTCTCTTCGTTGTAAGGAATACATTGATTCCAACCACAACCATTACAACAATAATAAAAATCGCTATCTTTATAGCCAAACAAGCTTACTTGCCATGCTTGGCTTCCAAAGTCTCTGACAAGCACCTTATCAAATGGTTTTAGCTCAACCTTTGGCTTCAAATCAACAATAGCTTTCTTATCACTATCCCATCGTTTGCCTTCCTTTTCGAGAGCTGAGAAGAACTGTTTTTTCTCTTCTTCTGTAGCAAGGCGAAGTTTACAAAGGTCTTTCTTAAAGAAACTGATTCTGCAGCCCATACTCAAAGTTAGACTACTTAAATCTAAAGAAATAAATGAGCTATAACCTTCTGATAAATCAGTTTTGTCTGATACTACAAATACATTTTGTCTATTACCATAGTCGGCAAAAGCTATATCTCCATCCTTGAACTCAGTCTGCTTTTCAATCTCCAAGGTCTCACGATTGAGTTTGCCACCCAATATCTTCTCTAGAGTATTGATGTAAGTCTGGGCAGCATCCTCAGATTCAAGATAATAGTTCTCTGTATAAAAATAATTATAGCCATCATCTGATTCACCCTTGTACTCTGACTCTCCTTCTATAGTCTCTAATGCGTGCTTACCTTTGAAAGTGACATAATAGTCATCATCGAAACCATCAAAGATAACCTCTTTAGTTCCATGCTTACTAACAAGCACATCTCCTTTCTTCCAAGCGAATTTAGACCAATCACGCATTTCCTTTGAAGGAAAGAGAATCTGTAAGCCATCAGGATAACCTCTTTCTGTACCAAATTCGGAATAACCACGATGGCAAGTAGTATTATTATTAGTCTCATTCGTACACCAGACTACTGTTTCTGTATCTGTAGTACTGATAGTATCTAACTCTACATCTATATTATGCAACCAGTCATACAACTTAGTTCCTTGCGGTTTATCCTTTAAAATAGCCGCTATATTAATTTTTATCTCCATATCACTTTATTCTTTTAAATTGAACAGCCTTTCCGTCTTTTCTGTCGATTGCGACACACTTGAAATCTCCACAAACTTTTTCATAAATGCCAGTACATATCTCATCGAAAAAACAACCATTGCATTGTTCTTTCTCTGCCTCAACTACCTTCAAGACGATTTCTGAGCCAATAGATAAATCTTCCATAACTAAACCAATTTTTGCGTTAAACAATACTGGTAGTAACTCATACTACCAACGTTTTTTGATATTTTTGGCAGCTCACCATCATAAGGAGTGACTTTCAAGCCATCAATGAAATCAGCATTCTCAGTTGATACCTCGGTATCATGCTCATTCATAAACACCTTTTGCGCTGTCGTAGAATGGCTTTCAGCTCTAAGCTTACCGAGTGACCGCCAAACCTGCTTGCTATGGATGAACAATCCATGCAAAGGAATAGTCCTTACTTCTACTTTTGTTCCCATAACCTTTATTTTAATACATCTATTCTCTATCTAAATAAAACGGGGAATATCGCAATATTCTCATTTCTCTTCTCATATTAATCTCAGCTAAACGAGCTGCTTTATAAAGCTTAATATATGGCTTATCTTTGAGATATTGAATAAATTCGACAACAGAATATTCTTTCTTTTCCATACCCTTAACCATTTAAAGATGATAATAACTATTTGATACCCTTGCGCCCAAATCGAAGCAGCCCACAGCATCCGGCTTTAAGAAGCGTTTCTCTAACTTCTCCAAAGCCACTTTATACTTCTGCTCCATGTGCTTGCAATGTAGTCTCTGAGCTAATTTAAGTTGCTCAACAACACCCTTGCGAGCAACTCTATATTGTTTATCGGACATCATAGCCTTATTCGTTCACATAGTTGATTACTTGCTCTTGACCTTGCTCATGCAAGTTATCGAAAGCGTCTTCTATAACTTTAGCTACTTGGTCGCCATTTAGGTTCTCCAGCATTTCGCTTACTACCTCTATCTGCTGGTCTGTTGCTAAAGAGCAAAACTTGTCAATAAGAAAACTCTTCTGTGCATGGACGAGCATATCATCGAATAAATCCGATACATCTACACTAACTTTATAATATGCCATAATTTGAAATTTTAAAAGTAATTAGTTGTACCACACATCATTTGGTATAAGAGCCAATTTCCATCCATACTCTAGTTCATACCTTAATATTTCAAGGTCGTGACTCATTACAGATGAAAGACCTACAAACTTATTTTCGTACTCCATATCCAAACCATTTAGTTACCATACTTGTAATGCAAATAATTATCCTCTGAGCCGAAATAAAGCTCGGTATCGCTCATATTTGCCTCCATCAAGTCATTCTCTACATCTTTATAAGAAGGCACGCAATCCTTAACTCTTTGGCAGAACAAAGGATATTTTGAAGACACGTCTTCTCCGTCTTCATTATAGATATTAATCTTATCTACATTGTAATATGGATAAGAAGAAATATTTCCATATGAATGGATAACCTTTCTACTCTTAACGGACACCACGATTTCAGCAGGTTTGTTAATAGCATCAAACTCGCAAGTAAAATCATCAAGCTGCGCCTCAAAAGCCGCATCATTAAACTTTTCAGATAAGTTTTCAAAAAACTTTTTCATTTTCTTATTACAGTTTTTGTGGTGTGTCTCACCATTTTTAATTAGTAACCTTTATTTCTTAATTACGATGCAAAGATACAAAGAATATTCGAAATATGCAAATTATTTAATGTGTTTCTTATAGCCTTTAACACTCTATAATAGTATGAACAAATAATTTGCTGACGTTAACACAAAAATCCCCACCACTACATTATTATATATAGTGATGGGGTAAACCCAAATAGGTATTTTGCCTTTGGGCTATTTTTCTTCCTTATCTACGATTTCAACGAAATCTCCAATTCCCAAACGAGCCTTATTGATACATGATGCTATCCAACCTATCAGATAGGCAGATGGTTCTCCACCATGTTTCATTTCAATATTACCCTCGATAGCATCACAAGCGTGACTAGCCTCATGACAAATTACATTCATACGCATAGCCTTACTGCTACTGAATAAAACAAGAACGCACTTTCTTCCTGTTTCTCTTATGTGAAGTCCGTAATAAGTAAATCCATCACCATTAAAAAAATCGTACTTTTCAATATCCGTACCATCATTATTCAAGAATGCTTTCTTTGCATCCTCAAACTGCAACCCAACCCCAACACACAATAAGTGTGGGTAAATGGGCTGGTCGTATTCGTAATATCCTTTTTTCTTCATACCTCATCGTTTTTATGTTTATCCCATCCACGCCTCGAAAAAGCATACCAAGTATCGCAAATATCAAGAGCGAGAATGTTGCCTTGGTCAATACAAAAATCGCTATCAAAGCCTTCGATATGAACATACATCAATGCTATAGTATCATAAGGAACGCTACGACCTTCAAGACAAGGATTTTTAAAATTCTTAGTCTTGTATAAACTTGTAACAATTGGCACTTGAAGAACGTCTGAAATATTCTCAGTGCTAATCTCTATCGACTTCTTAAACTTCTTCATATTCTCAACTATTTAAATTTCTCAAAGTAGAACTCAATTTGTCTTTCAAAGTGCTCTTCGATTAACCCATAAGCAAGCGACATCTTTACTTGGAAAGAAGCCTTACCATTAAGCAATCCTTTAGCCTGTTTAGTAATCTCTGAGCGAAATTGTTCCAAACTCATATCACGCTTACGAAGATTACAAGACCTGCAAGATGGCATATAGTTCTCCATGGAATCATCGCCATGGGATACGACAAACTTTCCCGCCTTGTTGCTCCACCGAGAGTAACACCCTCGATTCTTCGGAACAAGATGGTCAACCTGCATATCCTTATACTCTATACTCTTGCCGCAATAAGCACAATGACCATCGTATTTGCGATATATTTTAAGTCTATCTTCTTTTTTCATATTTTCAACTATTTATGTTTTAAAATAACGCTGACTGCGCTTGTTGTGTAGAGTTTGTGTTGCTTGTAATGAGAGTTACAGCCTTAGAAGAATTTTACGGGCTGACATTCATCGATTAACTTGCGTGCTTCTTTAGCACACTCAGCCACGCATTTTTCGACTGCTTCTGTGATGTCTTGGATTTGCCCCTCACGCATATTGCCGTATTTATCGCAAGTATCGGCTATTATTTTGTAGAGAACACGATTTTGCAAAGCCTCCATATAGTCTACAAAATCCTTGCAAGTTTTGCGTCGAGGTTCTTGCACCCAATCAAGAAAGTCCTTCTTCCAGTCTTTCCATGTTTTGATTTTTATTACTATCATTGCTGTTTATATTTTTTATTTGTTGTTCTTGTGCCCTATATGATATTTGTTGCATATCCTACACCGATACACCGCCATACCTTGTGCCCGTAACTTCGGATTCTGATTCAGAAACTCCCAAGCATCATCCTCGCTTTCATAAGCGCCCTTCGCCTTCCAAGATTGACCTTTTCTAAACCAATGCTCAGGATCTGGATGCAAATGACAAGGAATACATTTATTTCTTTTCTTCATAACTTCTTCAGAAATTTAAGTTGAAACCCTTCTGCCTTTTTTATTCCTGGGTATAGTTCCTTTAGAACCTCCCATGTTCTTGTCTTGTGCCGATGCCACATAGTAACCGGATGCACACGCTCACCACTTGGTAATACATAGAAATCTGCCTTAATGGTATCAATATGCTCATAGTTTGCAGCTTTATATATAGTTCCCTTATTACCTATGGACGTATCGGCATAAGATATAAGGTACTTGATTTCCTTATGTGTTGCCCTAATATACTTATGCAAGAGAGATAGGCAAATCGTCTCGCTAAACTTTGGCATATCATCAGACAGCCACATTCTGTCAAATTCCCTCACTTGATGGTAATCCAACACTTCGCCCTTTTCAGTCTTGATGTGCGGTCGGATTCCATACCCTATTTGCATTGCACCCCTTATCTTATCCTTATACAATACCAAAAGATTCAAGCAACTATTCTTCGTTACCTTGTGTGAAAAGTGATGAGGAACTATGATTGCATCTGCTTGCGCCTTATCGCACTCCATCAGCTTTATTCCCTTTTCCTTGCATTCGTAACCGATAACAAATCCGCAGAAGCCTAGCACTGGAGACTTGTTCAACTTTCTTCTTCTCATATCAATGATACCTCCAAAAATAACGTTTGAAATTATCTAGCAAATGCTCTATACAAGCTTTGATTTCGCCCTCTCTTATGAATTGGTTGCAAAAATCTATCAATTCATCACGTACCAACCCTCGTTTTAAGGCTTCGTCTCTCATAGCTCTTATAAGAGCATCCGTTGTTTCTTTATTCCCATTTCTTACAACAGGATTGCAACAAAACACCTTGCACATATCCATAGTTTCAAAACAGACTTAACTGCCTACTCATATTCTTTAATTCGTTATTGGCAAAATCTACTTGACGCTGGTCTATTTCAAAGCCTATATACTTTCTTTCAAGGTTTACGCAAGCTCTTGCCGTTGTACCGCTCCCCATGAATGGGTCTAGAACAACATCATCAACATTTGTCGAGTTTCTGATTAGTATCTCCATCAACTTTACTGGTTTTTCAGTCTGATTAATCAAACCATCCTTATCCTTGCGCTTGTTCGTTGGAATAGGAACACTCAGAATATCAGATGTACCACATTCATTTATCGGTCTATCACCACCTTTGCGTAGCATGATGATATACTCTTTCTGTGCCATATAATAGCGGCCACATATTTTTGCGCACTTATCCCATATTAAGCATTTGGTAAAATGGAACTCACTTTTTCCGACCACATCAAGAAAGTGCATTAAATTATAATCATTACACATCAGATAGCAATGCGACCTGTCCTTTAATATCCGGTACAAATCATTGATGTAGTCCGAAATATCAATATCGTTATTCTTGAATATCTTGCCCTTTCTTGTTTGAGATTCCGTCCAATATCCTCCCATACTCCCTGAGCCACCCCTAGACTGAACCGGATAAGCCACATCGGAACATACGAGGTCTATGCTATCGCTATCAATCAGTTTCAAAAGCTTTCGACAATCTCCTTGGTATATATTATTCAGTTCCATCATATCCAAACATATCTTTTTGATTAAACATTTCTTCCTTAATTCTTCTTTGCGCCACCTTGAAATAATCAACATCCAATTCAAAACCGATGAACTTCCTGTTCGTTCTCAAACACGCCAAAGCTGTACTTGCTGAACCAATAAAACCATCAAACACCAAGTCGCCTTCGTCCGATGATTTCAAAATGCATTGCATAAGCAAGGGGATTGGCTTCTCGTTCTGATGTACCAATTTATCTGATGGAACTCTATCAAAGTCCCATACGTCCTCCAAACGCTTGCCATTTATGGTTCGTCTGCCTTTATTCAAATACAAGATTGGCTCGTAACATTGACCATATTGCGCCTCTAAATCTCCAGCCGTATGGTTGTTCTTTCGCCAAATGAGCACATTCTTAATGGTAAACCCTGCGTGCCTCGCTTGTTGCATAAAAAAGTCCAAGGTCTTGGCACTACAGAAGATATAAGCAGCACTATCATCCTTCAAAATTCGGTAGCATTCGCTCATATAATCAATAATCAATTGCTCATTATCGTCATTGAGTATTTCCTTAGAGAAACGATGGTCGTCTGCTCTCCATCCGGTCTTATAGGAGATACAATATGGTGGGTCAGTAACAATTAAATCTACTTTCCCGCTCTCTATTTGTTTCATTCCTTCTATGCAGTCGGAATTGTATATTCTATCAAATTCAAGCATATCAAATCTCTTTTATAGCGTTAACATAAGCTTCATGAGCCTCTTCTTGCGTATCAAAGCAACCTATATATATTTTCTTTTTACCTATCTGATACTGCGCTTGCCATTTTCTTACACTCTTATTCCAAGTCACACCCAAGTATTCGGAAGAGGTTTTCTTTGCTATAGCAGAATAAATCACATTGTATCTTGCGGTGCAATACTCCAAGTTGTCTACATCGTTATTCGTCTTATCGAAATCCTTATGATTCACCATTGGAAACGCTTCTGGATTCTCCAAGAAAGCCTGAGCTACCAAACGATGTATATAAAACATCTTGCGCTTTCCGTTCTTGTAAAGCCATACCTTCAGATAACCTTTTGGTGTCTTGCAAGGTGCGATTTCCTTTAATTGAGACGTTCTCCCAATAGTAAAAACATGTCCCAGCTTGCTAACATAATACCTTTCGTAATTCTTTATAGGCTTTATATCACCAAGAAACCTTGTTATACTTTTATCTTTCATTGTTACCTCCTTTTTCAAAGAAACTTGAATATACGGCTTGCGCCTCCTTTGTATCTAGCAAATCAATATCATTGTAAAACCTTCTGTACACAACGCACAGCCTTTCGTCATTTCCGGTGTCTCTTGCTTTAGCTATTTGCTGACAAGATTCCATGAGAAATGCACTTATCTTCTCGTAACTTCGCTTCTGTGTCTTCTTTAGCATATCCATGCTTACAAAGGTTTTGTAGTGGATGATATGCTTTTCTTGCTCGTATTCTGTGAGTATAAGCCCTTCCGGAATAGCAAATACCACTCTTCTTGTCTTGTCATCACTATAGAGCTGAACTGCACCCGTAAACGATGTATATATCTTTTGCAATATCTTGGCAATCGGTAAGTCTTTTTTCAAAAACCTTTCTGCAAATCTCTTCAGAAAATGAACGCTCATAGCAAAACAATCTTCGCTATACCCCTCGTTTCTACTCATAGGAATATACTCGTTGGTTTCCTTCAGATAAATGAACAAACCGGAAGCAAATACATCGCCATGTTTTACACCTACAACGATGAGATAATCGGCATTCGGTGTAGCAAGCTCAAAGGTCTTTGTTATTTGTCGTACGTTCTGCTTTCTCATTTCACGTTTAAGCTCATTAGCTTTTCGCATCTGAAACTCATAGATTCTTGTTTCATCTAAGTTTCGTACTCTACGCATCTCACCCGAAGTCATACTTGCTGTTATCATGCGCATTCCTCCTTTTTAATCTTTGACAACCAACAATCCCAGATTCTTGTAGCTACATTAGCCATCATAACAGGAGGAACACACATTCCGCAAGCAAACCAAGGTTTCATGCCATTAAAGTCATAATCCATCGGAAATGTTGATGCTAAAATCGTATCATGTGCTGAAAGATAACTTGGATTATCATAATACACAAGTCTATCCTCCATTGCTGATATGGTATTGCATACCTTGTTCTTTTTGAGAAACATGTTATTGAACATAGAAAGACGATTATCCATCCGCTTGACAATATCACCGATAGAATTATCTTTCTCATTTCTATGCTCCCAATACTTCATCATTCCTTTAGGAATTTGCCTTCCACAATAGTCAGAGAACTCATCCAAGACAATTTCTTTCTCGTTGAAGTCCATATCTATCTTAGGCACTCGCTCGAACAAATCCTTTTGAACCATAAACGGCTCGCAAAGGTCTTTACGTAACCCAATAAAGAATACCCTAGGTCTGTTTTGAGGAACACCCATGTTACGTGCATTGAGAAGCCAATGCTGCAAGATATATCCGGCATCATTCATCTGTCTATAAATCTCCTTTACGTACTCGATGGCTTCACCTTGTAATAAACCTTGAACATTCTCAAAAACTACTACCTTTGGCTTTAGTTCTTTAGCGAGGTCGATTGAGTAGAAAGCCAAATCGTCAAGCCTTTGCGCCTTCTGACCTTCTCGGAATACTTTTTCCTTTCCCCAAGCCTTTTGGCGGTCACCTGCAATACTGAATACCGAACAAGGGAAACTAGCATCCAATATATCCAAATTATGAAGCTCTTCTTTCATAATATGCCCCCCCATATTGATATTGGTAATCAACTCACGAATATCACAATTGAAAGCGTACTTGACATCGTGATTTTTCAAGTACATCTTCATAACCTTTGGGTCTATCTCATTACAGGCTACAACATCGTAGCCAGCTAGTTTGTAGCCAAAGGAACTTCCACCTCCACAACAAAAGCAAGACATCACCTTACCTTTGTCTTTTGTGAAATTAGCATCTTTTTTAGTCCATCTATAAGGGAACTTGTGCTCGTTTTTATACATTTATCTACCATAAAAAACAATCGTTAATAAAAACCGATGTATAAAAATAACCACAAGTAATATGGTTGTAAAAAAGGGACTCTAACCCTTGAATTTAGATTCTATTTTCTTCGGCAATGCGTCTTAAATAATCATCCGCTGCGTTATCGTCTATTTTCGACTTAAGAGACATTCCTGTGTTATATCCTATCATTAAGGACACATTCTTGCTCTTTTTCTTGTTCTTTCCATATCGCCAGCCAAAGACCTTTCCTAGCCAAGCTATACCGACAATACTATCTGATACAACTATTGTCGGAAACAAAACATATACTTTATATATCATCGCTATCTAATTGAGAGTTAAAAATATATCTATTCTGATTCAACCAAAGCTCAACGTAGTCAGCTTTGATTTTCAGAAATTCTTCGTATGTGTAGCATTTCTGCTGCTTACCACCTTTGTTCCAATAATAGGCAACTCCTCCCAAAGAAAAGAAGTCTATCAAGTCCATTTCCTTTCGCTCCGGTTCTTCACGCTTTTTCTTTTGCCTATATCTACTTACAGCAAGCAATATGAGACAAACGCAAAGCAACATGGAAACCAGTATCTCGAATATCAACCTTACGTCTTGCATCTTATTTTAAACACAAAAACACGAAACTACCGATTGCAAAGTCAAAGGAATAGTGACTCGGACTGCCTTTCGGTATAGTCCATCGGGTTTCGTGTCTCTAATATCTTATCAATTTCTTAAATCGCCATTTTATCCTTTTTTGTTCTGCGCTTGCAAAGATAAATAATATCTCGCTAACTTGCAAATGTTTTAGTGCTTTTAATGCTTTATTTGCATTATTTTAAACTTATCCTTTTTTGAAGTTCATTCCAAACTCTTCTTCCGTTACCTCATACATTACATCACCACATGCTACTCTTTGCTTGTCTTTTGCCATCAGTAATAAATTTCTATAAGGTATCTCTTTCACGACTTCTTGGTAAGATAAGTGCAGACTATCCATAAAAGATGCAATCTGCCCTAAGAGTGTATCGTTACCTATGGTCGTGGTTTTGCTATCATCCTTGCCGCACTCTTCGCCAAAATTGATAGCGTCTGAAAATCCTTTATAGAGATTAAGGAATAAGCCGTTTGTAAGCCATTGACAACCTCTTCAAACGTTCCTTTAGATAATTCATCACTAATGGATTCATCGCCTTGTATGAATATGGACAACGCCTTACAAGCATCATACAAATTCTTAAGCATGCCTAAGACTTCCGCTAAGGTCTTGCCCTCTTCAAAACTATTAAGGTATTTAGCCGCCTTGACCAATTTTATAATTGTAGGTGGTGAAATACAATAAGTCTTTCCATTCACCATTATTGTTACGGAGTCCTCTCCAAGAATTGCATCCGCAACTAATTTACTTGCCTTACTCATGGTTCTGAATATTAAAAAAGGGGAACGGCTTTAACACCATCCCCCTCTATCATTTGTTGCCTATGTCTTCTTATCCCTGTTCCACAACCGCAGAACCTTCCCATTGGTACTCGCCAGCCACACCATCGGTCTCACTTTCCATAGCAACGGCAGAAATACCCAAAGTGATATTCTTGTCCTGCTGGTCTCCCTTGGCTACGATAGCCGCATTTGAGAAAACGATGTAGTTTCCTGTTTTGGTCTGAGCAACAATACACTTGTTAATGTTTGCCAAATCTTGGCTAGAAGACCAACCTACTGCGTCTGTCTCCGTTGTGGTCTCTGCGCCTGTTGCATCATACATCTTGCCACCCTGCAAGTCTACCTTATTCTTCCATGAAAAGACACCAATAGAGAATGTAATTGTCTTAGCACCCTCATCGGTCTTGTCACGATAGTAAACCTGTCCGTTCAGTTCGTTCTTGTACTCGGTAACACTAGGGTCATCCTGAGAATATCCCCATGTTCCCTCATGGCTGTTCTTAACCTCTGTAGCGGTTTTCAACCATGCAGCCAACTTGGCAGGTGTATTTGCCTCGGTAAGAGGAGCACCATACCAAATTCTCTTGATTCCAATAAATGGTTTCATCTTATGTTACGTTTAATGTTTCAAAATCAATAGTAATGTTTGCGTAATGGCAACTCAACCTACTCTCTTGCTCTATGCCGTGGGAGCGGATAGAATAACGATACCATACATCCTCAAATTTTCCGACCTCATTGTCGGACAGGGTTTGAATAGCCTTCTTTAAAAGCTCGTTCAATTGAGGATTAGCCTCGCCCTCTATATCTTTGAGCAATATGTTTACCTCTATAGTACAATCGTTGAAATATGTCTTGTCTGCACTCATGCGCTTAGGAATGATTACTATCATGCCTTCATCAGGAATCTTCTCACCGACCATAGGTCTTTCCCCTTCAAGTCCACCCTTTGTCAGATGTCCTTTCAGTCTTCGTTCCAATCCCATAAGTTCCAAGTCATCATAGATTACATGACCAGCATCTATTTCTGTTATCATCGCATATCTTCGATTTCTTTCTTGATATACTGAATACCCGAATCTATAACATCATACCCCCTAGAGGAAACATCAGACGCATATTCCGCTTTATTGCCAATGGTCAAGGTGTGGTCATGTACATTACTATAGTTAGACCTTCTGAGATTACCTGTGCGGTTTCGGTAGTTTCCGTTAGCCTTATCAAGCTCAACAGCAGTTTTTCCTAACCTATCAAGAAATTCATCTACTTCCCTTTCTCCCTGTGCAAAGAAAGCGTCTATCTCATCCTTTATAACATCAGACATAGATACTCATATAACCAAGATAATTGCACTTAGGGGCATTATAGACCTTTCCACCTCCTCGGTAGCTTCCATCATCGGAATAGACCTTGACTTCATCACCTTCGGAAATCTGGCACTTGTCACAAACAATATGATATTTCGGTGTATATATGCTACCATTCTCGGTAGTGAAATGCTCGGTAGAGTTGTCATCGCACCGACAACGCCCCATTTCTTTCCATTCCTCAGAAGAGCCAATGACCTCGTTGTACTTGTTGACAACCTTATTCACGAACTTCTTCTTTAATATATGAGGGGAATATAACATAACCTAGACATTTACCAAATATCAGACTTATCCGTGATAGTGGAAAGCCCTAAAGCTGCCACCACTTCATTATCCGGAGCAACACCATATTTTCGGCAAAGCCACATATAGTATTGTCCTATCCTAGAGTAGTCCCAAGAGACAGAGAATCCATTTTCATTCACATTGCTCATATATGGGGCAAGCATAAGTTCCTCGATTACGGAAATCATCGCCTTGCCTACAACCTGGGAATTATCAGACGTATATTCTTCGTCAAGGTCTATACCTGACGATATATCTTCCAATTGGGCATCGGTAATGTTCCAAGCACGCAACTTCTGCGAAATGTATTCTCTTATCTTCATGTGACATCCTTATTTCTGAGCCTGACTCATAGCCTCAGCGATTTTCTTTGCAGCCTCCTGCTCGCTCTTAGTCTTTTCGTCAAGTTCTTCTTCTACATTCTCCTTTTGGGAATTCTCTTCGGTTGACTCGGCAGCATCCTTTTTTGAGGTTTTCTCCTTTTTAGGCTTGCTCTCCTTCTTCTCCTTCAAGACTTCCTTCTTAGGTGTCTCTTCTGACTTCTTTTCTTCTTCCTTTACAGGATTTTCTTTTCCATCATTCAAGACTTCCTTTTTAGGAGTATCTTTAATTTCCTTATCGTCTTTTAGAGGTGCAGAATGGTTATCATCCTGCACCTCCAACATCTTGCAAAGCTTACGTTCGATAAGGGAGTTCATGCGTTCTTCGTCAAAGTCCAAGATTGCACCAACTTCATAGATGGTGTTAAAATGGAACTTATCACGGAACGGACTAATTACCTCACCTCTCATAAGCCTAACCTACCGCTTGTGTTGAGTCCAAAGAGTAGATGGCATCAACGTTATTCAAGATAGGAACAACCATTGCTTGTGAGCTAGTGAACTCACGGAGTGGGTCGTTAGTAGAATAACGGCTAGCCAAGATATACTCATCGGCTGACTGATAAGTAACACCTGCAACTGGTCTTGTAGCTTCGGCTACGTTAGTCCAGAACAAATCACCAAGGTTATCATAGCATGTAAAGGTCATGTGACCCTTAGCCCAAGGGTTGTGTGTTCCCTTCTTGCCGTTAATCTCGGTCTTGATAGTACGGGCTACACGTACCAAGTTGGTCTGCCACTTATTTTTAAAGATAGACGCAATCTGCTCAAAGCTCAAAATAGGAATATTGCTATCACTATCAATTGCAATGCCTTGATTGAAGGCAAACTGAGCACGAACCTGCTTGTTCTTGCCAAGCAACTTAATTGTGTAATCATCAAGATAACAAGTAGTGATGGTATTTTGGTCTTCCATCGCCTTGTCGTAAACCAATTGGATGTCATCAAGAGGAGTTGCATCCTCTGCGTCCCAAGCCTTAACACCATGGCCAAACTTATTCTTCTCGGCAAAACCTACATCAACTCGGACACCAGTACCACCGGAACGAGTTGCCAAAGCTACACCTGTTGACAGTTCACTGAGGAACATATCTTCAATACGCTCGTAAACCGCCTGAATACAACGAGGAAGGTCTGCAAACAAGTTACGCAAAATCTGTGGCTGAGGCAAACGTTGCGCAATCATGTTATCCAAATCCTTAAGCTGCTTCTCTGACATGTAAAGCTTCATACCAACCTTTGGGATTTGACCCTCAGCGGTTGAAACCTTATCACGGCTCTTCAATGGAAGTTCCGCATCCATTGATACAACATCAGCAGCAACTCGTGTGTATTCCGCAGTAATTGATGCCCAGCGTCCGTCCTGACTATATGTGTTAGTCAAGTGGTCTCGGTACATATAGGTCAATGCAGTCTGATTCTTGCCGTTCAACTTCTCTACTACACTTGCAACAAGTTGTGGGAAGTATTTATTGACCAACTGAAAATAAAGTGATTTTTCCATCTGTTATCCTCCTTCTTTTAGTCTTTGTCCATTGTTGCATCAGACTCATCGAACTTGTTTGCATCCTCATCGCTAACCAAAGCAATCTTTGGCATAGCTGTAAGGAACGCATCCGGATAGTCTGCACCATTTGCAGCCTTAGCTGCTACCTTGTTAACTTGTCCAGCAGTCATAATTGCCGCTGGCTCACCGTTCAGAATGGAACGATAGAGAACACCCGCATACTTGTAATGCTCCAATTGGTCACTGGCAGTACCCAAATCCTTATAGTTGCCTGTTTCAATAGGCAATGGCTTGTAAGTTCCCTTACCATCTGTCACGATAACACGACCTGCGTAAAGAACTTCATCTTTTACGCCTGTCCAATCCAAAGCACGACCGCCCTTGATGTCGCCTTCCCATTTCTGGATAATGACGGAATCCTCACCAAAGACAATTTGCTTTTTTGTAGTCTTCAATTCCTGATTCATGTTTTTCAATTTTTAAAGTGACTGAACTAATGATGCGGCTACATTGTCAACGTCCTCCTTTGTTGGCTCGCCCTCGCTAGCACGATAGCTGCCCCCGAATTGTGGTTGTTGCAACGCCTTGTAGTTGTTCGCTACCTTGGAGAGGTATGTTTCGATAGCTTCATCTGTAGCATCATCGCTCAAGGTGAAACCCTCGTTGATACGACTTTCGGGAATGCCCAACTCCTTAGCCTTTGATAAAATCTTCGCATCGTGGTCTGCCTTTGCCTTTGCTTTCGCAGCAGCCTCTTCCTTAGCCTTAGCCTCCTCAGCTTGCTTTTGGATAGTTTCTTGCAATTCCTTAATGGTCTTGCTTTGCGCCTCCATCTGTTCGTTGTAAGTCTTGGCTTGGTCTGTGTTCTTCTGAGTCAAGGTCTCAACGAGTTTCTTGAACTCTTCACGTTCCTTGGTTCTTGCTTCATCTGAAGCTTTCTTCTCTGCTGCTTGCTCTTCAAAGTATTTTTTGAGATAATCCGGCATTTCGTTTTTCTTTGCCAATTCCTCCAAGCGTTTCTTTTCGGCTTCTTCAGCGGCTTTCTTCTTGGCTTCTTCGTCAGCTTTCTTCTTGGCTTCTTCTTCAGCAGCCTTGCGTTCAGCATCTTCTTTAGCCTTCTGTGCCTCCTCGAACTTTTTCTTGGCATCGGTAACTCTGCGGTCATTGTCCTTTTGCAAGGACTCCAAAAAACTCTTTTGACTAGCAACCACTGTCTCGATGTTGTCATCAGTAACAAGTCCCATCTTATCAAGCATTTCGGCATGTGCCTGAAGAACTTCATCACCTAACCCAAGAGACTTATACTCTTGTTTTAGTAACTGGAAAATTTTATCTTTCATTCTTTCGATATATTTGTTAAAACTAGTGCAAAGATAATACGAAAAGAATAATAAATGCACTAAACCATTTGCAAGTATCTCACTTTTAAGCAAAAGTGAGTAATAACAGCATTTCTAAGCGATTTAAGGCTATTTCATCACATAAACGAACAATTAATAGCTACGCAAAATAGAACTCCTTATATAACAAAAAAACGCCAAATATCCTCACGGACATCTGACGCTTGTCGAATAAAAAGAACCTAAACATTAATCTTCTAAAAGTTTATTACATTTCTCATATAACCCAAATGATTCAAATTAGAATAGAACCGTCCATCACGCTCTATGAATTTACCGGACTTCACAATCTCACCATTATGCAACATTGCAAACTTAGAACCATGAGCTGTCCATTTGTTCATTTCTTTCATATGTTCATCAGAACCCCAACCATATTTCTTGATAGTAGGATAAATGAAACGTTCAAAACAAATTTGACTATCTGTTTTATCATGCTCGGAGCAAATCGGGAGCACTCCATTATGTGCGAACCAATAACCTGCCTTGTAGAATGGATGGCAATTCTTGACACAGACAGAACCATGAGTAGCAAATCTGAAATGTATGATTACATTCTCATTTATATCTCGCTTCATCAATCTACGGATAAATGTAGAGAAATGCAAACTCTTGTAATGGTCAGACTCGCTCACAAAACCGCAACCATCTGGATTTCTCATATACGCCGCCTTTAGCTCATCTACAGATGGCAAAGCAACACCTTTCGGACATACAATAATAACACACATATCTTTACCCTTTCTTTTTCTTAATAATACTTTGATTTCTTTGTGTCCTAGGGCTTTTACCCTAGGACTACATTAATTAATCGTTATTGGTTGCAAATGCATCCTTACGACTCTGGAAGAAAGCCTTCTCTTCTTTATTCAAGAAAGGTATATCTTCGATATTCATAACCTCACTAGTGAAGACATTGTTGCGAGACCAACCGACAAGCTTTGCGCAGAACTTCACCCACATTTCTATCTTCTTGAAATTGGTAGAACCTTGATGTTGGCGAAACTCGATTGTCCTGTGACGTGTATAGCTCTCTGCATTGACCTTATAATATCTATCTCCATGAAAGACATCGAATCTAATATCTTGATTGCTGTGACAATTAGTGAAATCCTTGTCAAGCAAGCTGGCTGCCCAACGGCAATTACCTCTTCTTGAAGGAGCCATGAAACTATCAATCAATCTTTCAAGTTTCTGATAATTCTTGAAGACGTTAACATACTGCTCACCTGTCAACTTTGCTGCACCAATATGAACGTGAAGACCACAAGTAGAATTTACTCTTGCACCTACGGCATCCAAAGACTTGATAGCCTTCTTTAAGGTTGCCATACCATTTGTATTGCCATTCAATACCGGACTTACAACCTCGTTAGGGTCTATATCACCACCAACTGAAGAATCACTAACAATCTTGAAATAACTCTTGTTGTCGGTGTGGTTATAGCCCTCAGAATGAATATCAACACCATTCTGACGACCTGCCTCTATCAAGGCATTGCGCTCGGCATGAACACATTCTATCTCAACACCGAATGTATAAACGAATCTCGTTGAAGTTGAACCGTTTGGCACACAAACCTTCAACATATCGGAGATTTCTTTCTCACGAAGACCGCAAGCCTTCAATGCAACAATCTTTTCGTTGCGAGGCATCTTTGACTTCTTGATTTCGTCAATAGTCTCGATTAATGACTTCTTTGAACTTGCAAATGAAAAACCAGTCTGCTTAGACATAATCAATTGTGCTAGTTGTTTCGGGTCTTACCCCTTGGTGTCGCTCTCACCTTATTGAGTGAAACTTGTCACTCGGCAAATCAACCAACTTATCTTGATTGACGATGCAAAGATACGAATAAGTTTTAAAACATGCAAGTTATTTAATGTTTTTCTTTCGTATTTTAACCTTTCCTAACTGATATATGAGTCTTGTTAACATTTCAGCTTTTATTTTACCTTATTATATATAAAAAGGCTTCGATGTTCACACACCAAAGCCTAAAAAACTTTACTAACTAATTACCAATTTTTATCGACTATCTTTTTAAATCATCACCAATATCTTCTTCTACTCCCAAATTCGGTAGTCTGTCATACGCTTTTTGGTCATCACCTCCTTCAGACTTAACACCTAGTAGGTAACCATTCCGAAAAGCATAATATACCAGCTTTTCCATATCTTTAGCCGTTGCGTTATCTGTCAAATGCAGCGTGGCGTACAATCCCATCAAGAACTTCCGTACATCTTTTGGATATATCTTGTTGTTCTTTTCTAAAGCGACTGCCATTCTTAACGGACTTTTCATATTCTTCAATTTTTCGTTAAACCATCAAATGAAGCACAATAGAGAGCCATTCCGCTTGTTCCCCTAGTTCATAGACTTATTCACAACTTTATTCGTCTCATCTGCATCCTACGTTTGCCCATTGACAGATGTCCGAGATTCCAACAAAACAAACATCACGGCTCTCTTCTTGTGTATCATTGTGCCAACGGAAGGATTCGAACCTTCGACCCTAGGATTAAAAATCCTATGCTCTGCCACTGAGCTACGAAAGCGTAAAGGAATGATTGGATTCGCACCAACGCCCCCTTAGTTACCAAGCCAAGTGCTCTACTACTGAGCTACATTCCTCGTATTATGACAAAAGTTCTCGTGGTGCAAGGGAGATTTGAACTCACCGAACCCACAATGGGAATAGATTTACAGTCTATCTTCTTTAACCGCTTGAATATCGCACCTTTTGTGGAACATATACCAATTCCACCTTGTTGCCCCAAGCGGATTCGAACCACTAATGACAGAACCAAAAACTGTAGTGTTGCCATTACACCATAGGGCAATTTTGTATGTACTGCATAAAGGATTCGAACCTTTGAATACCAGCGTGAAAAGCTGGCGACTTAACCACTTGTCTAATGCAGCAACTAGGGTCTCTCACCCTAATAAGAGTTGCTTGTTATAGTCTAGCTGGACTGGGTAATGTGGAAACCATGCCGTAAACTCCTAAGTCTTGACTTATGGTAGAAGCGACCTCTCAGAAGGCCATCTGTTTCAAACACGATGCAAAGATAAGCATTTTTTCTTATACTTGCAAGTGTTTTAGTGTTTATTTATATTCTTTTGATGAATTTTACATCACTTACCCTTGTAGAGAATGCCACAAAGAGTTTCTACAAGTTTTTTTGCGTCATCACCTTTGATTTCGATAACATTTGAAATTCCATCAGGAGCATCATCGCCTTTCTGTTCCTTATCCAAACGCTTACGGAGAGCCAAATCTGGATTCTCAACCAAGATAGAGTCTAAAGCATAATTGCAAATGCGGCTTGCAAGTTCCTCGTTACCATTCGCATCACGCACAAACTCATTCTTGCCTTCAAGAATATCCATAATCTCGTTGTACTCTTCAGCATTCTCACAATTACGTGAAAGCATACCAATTACCTTGTAGCGGTCAATCTCAAAGCTGACCTTTAATTTGTCTTTATTCATTCTTTCTATCTTTTAAATAATTAAACATTATACCAAAAACCCCTTTCATAATAAAGTCCTCCCTTTACCTCATACCGGATAGCATCTGACTCTTTGCAAAGCTGACGGATTCGTATATACAAACGTTTGTCCAACTCTTCCTCAAACAAAAGAGACAATTCCTTCCAATTGTCAACAACAGGAGCAAACCAAGGATATTGCTTCTTTACAACTTGTAGCTCATCCAAGGTTACGTGTCCGTATTCTACCATATCATAGCATCTACGGAAGTCACGATTGTCTTTAGGAATATCCAAATCTTTCTTTCGTTTTACCCCCATCAATGCACTCCACATAGTCATTGAAGAGACACCTGTATCACAAGTGGCTATCCACTCTATCATTCTTTGCTTGTTCATCTTCTTTTATATTAATCACGCAAAGTCGCTTTATTAACTCTTCACATGCTTCTTTAGTTAAGATACATTTCTTGGAATCTTTAATGTCAGTAACCTCTTCACGAATAGCAGCATTCCTGTCGTACACTTCTTGTAGTTTTTTCTGAAACTCAATTACGTCTTCGTTGGTAAGTTTACCTTTCTTCTCAACAATCTTGTTTGTTATATTCTTATAAACACATTCGAGTTCAGTACATAAACGAGCTTCTAACTTCATCATTATTGCGTGTACAAAAGTATCATAAATTCTTTCCATCTTGTATTTCCTCCAAAAGTCTTTTGATTACCTCGTTATCTTTATTCTCAATGCGAGCCTTTAAGATACTCTTGAAAGCGGCATCCATTGCCTTGTATCTACTGGAATATTCCTTACCATCCGTATGACACAAGCCTTCCTCTACACACCATGATGTAGTTTGCCAACAGAACTTACCTTTCGAAATGTTTGCAACACAAATGCAGTAACCGAAATGCTCTAAAAGCCAATCTAACACCATATCATAGCTTGGAGCGGATATTGCCGGATGCTTACTATTCAACTTTAAGGCAGCAGAAAACTCAATATTGGATTTCTCCCACTCGGAATTTGAATAAGCGATATAACTGCCGTAATGCTCATTATATTTTCCACCCTTACGAATACCACCCTTTGCTGTCCAAGGACTAGCATAAGCCCAAAATTCGGCTATCTTCTCATCGTAGCCAACCTCCTTCAGAAGCTTGGCTATCTCAAAAGGAACTACCTTTGGTTTTATCGTCTGCTTATTTGCCATTTTCCACCCTTTTTAAACTGAACCCGAATCAGACTTATCTAATTCATCAATTGCCTGTCTAAGCAAAGGAAGAACCTTATTCAAGTCTTCGAAATCCGGTACGACTTCATTCACTCGCAAGATTGCTAGACCTAGCAAACTCTTAATCTTTCTTCTGTCCATTGATCTCGGCTTGTTTCTCTAAGTCTTTTAAATCTACCTTCTCAAATCGAGGAACTAGCTTACCATCTACCTCAACATTACCAAAGAACATTTCCTTTGGTCGCACCCAAACTTCATGCTGTCCGCACACTGCTTGATACGCAACCTTTACCTCAGAAGTCTCGCTATCAGTAACCTCTCCAAGATACTCATAGAAATTACCCTTGTAGTGGCGGTAAATCGGCTTACAGAATCCACCATGCAGCCAATCGGCTTTGTCCTTGATTTCCACGTACTCCCTTACCGCATCACACTTGCTAGACTTACTCAATTCTTCTACCCAATCAAAGAAAGCTTGCTTGTCCTTGACCTCTTCACTTGATACCATAAAGAGATAAGTGCAAAGAAGCATCTTACCAGCATCGGTATCATATTTCTTATTCACCTCTTCAGCTAATTGCATCATAGGTGTATCTAAACGATAATTCCAACTCATAATCTATCCTTTCTTACTTTTAAGATTTGCCAAATCCTCTTTCAAACGTAGATGGAAATTATCTTCTCCATCATCACCGGAAAGAAGCCAGTCTATTCTTTGGGCATAAACCTGAGCCTTCTTCAGAAGCTCAATACCCTTCTTGAATTCCTTGATAGTCTCTTTAGATAAGCCATATCTGTTAGGCATCGTATGATGATGCTTTCTAACATACTTGTCTTCTTCCTCCTCTAGCCATCGGTCTTCGAGAAAGCATCTTTCATCTTCCTCATCCAATGGATGACCATCAACATAATCTTCTATCTTTGTGTATATGTCAGCAATCCTATACTGAGCATAATCAAAACGTCCACCACTCATAGTCTTTCAACTTCAAAAATTTGAACTTACTTCAACGCACTCAACCTTGCTTCTAGCTGTTGAATGATATTGTCTATTGTCTTTCCCCTATAGTCAATAGCAATGTCCTCCAAGACTTCAATCTGAGCTGCAATTTTAATTCTATCTCTTACTACTGTCATAATCAATCTTGTTTATCATGATGCGGTGCTTGCAAAGTTGTAATGAACAACATAAACATAACCGCCATACATTTTTCCAATAGTTACTTCAACGTAATCAAAGATGATGTCGCCATCCATCTTGTAAGAAACCAAAGGCCCAGTAGGGAATGCGTTGTGCTCTGTATAGTAACGATACACTTCTTGTGATAGTAACTGCTTGAATACATCAACCTCACCATCCTTTGAAAAAACACCTTTAAACTCATCTTCATTGTCGATTGCAACAACTACTCCAAGTTCTTTTCTTACACATACACCTTCGTTTGTACCACTTTGCTCATTATACAAGACTGGTAATGTGTAAACACCTCTTGATTCTTCCATATGCTTATTCTTAGTTTTGTATTTTGTTTTCATCCTTCAAGTTGCTTGCATTGAGCTAAGTCTATCGCATACGCCCAACGCTTCGGAACAAAAGACTTCGTAGGTATGAACCTATCCACACGCTCAATACATACATTTTGCGTCTGGTAAATCAATACGTCAGAGCCTTTTTCCAGCAACTCTACTAGAATTGTATGGTCTAGCATCGGGAACTTATCAATATCATGCCAGACTTCACCGCCTTCAATGAAGGAAGGTTTAATATGATTAATCTTTTTTGCCATCACTTACCACATATAAAAGGGTTTGACTTATATTCGTTAGTTATGGTCTCGCAGCTACCAAAGCACCACAAATCCCTGGATTGCTCCTTGTGTAACCTTGATGACTTTATATAATAGCCATTGTTGACATCATAATGCTTACGTACCATGATATTGTCGTTTACCACTCCGACCTCATCATCAGTAATTACATAGAACAAACGCCCATCGCTAAATGCTTTCAAGCCTTTGTACACTCCGTTAGAGACAACCATCTTTTCATAGCCGTTCGTCTCCCAGTTGGCATAATCCCAGATGGTTTCCAAATCATCATCATTCAGAAGATTATTATCAATAATAACCTTGCCGATAACCTTGAATTTGCCATCTTGCATCATTGCCTCAACGACAAATTCATCGGCAGCGTTGAAATCGCTAATCTCTATGGGTCTCATAATACTTGTGCTTAATATTCTCGTAAATCACTCTCTTTGCAGCCTTTGCTCTTCTGTTATTATCAGAAAAAACATCATCATACAAAGACATATCTTCACTCTCAAAAGCCACATGCTCCCCTTTGTAGCAAGCATCAAAGCGGCATCCTTTTTCGGACTTAGCCGCAGTAAACTTTATCTTACCAAACTTAATCTGCATAAGCCCTATCCAAGAAAATAAATTAATGATACTATTTCAAGAGCAAATAAAAACGCTAACGCATTCTCAATTGTGAATACCTTTTTCATTGTTTCAATACAGTTTTACGTGTGTCTCACGCTCTAAATTTATATTGTAAGGGGATTTTATATCCCCTTTGTTATTCTTACTTTAAAACTCGATAAGTTTCGTCGAAATCGTGAAAACTCTTCAAGTAACCTTTCTCAGTCAAAGAGTTTAAAATTTCTTTCAACTCATCCTTGGTATTATCCAAATCGAAATCATACAACTCAGCAAATGTAAAGTACTTGTTACCACCAATTACATCAGCCATCACTTCGATGTTGCCATAAACCATTGTCTCTTTCTTACTCAATCTAGTATTCATAACGAATCACAGTTTTTACGGTGTGTCTCACCTTTTTAATTAGTAACCTTGTTTCTTAATTACATTGCAAAGATACAAAGAATTATCGAAATATGCAAATTATTTAATGTATTTCTTTTATATTTTAACGCTTATTATATATGTGGGCACGAAATTAACTTTCTGTAGCAGAAAAAGCCAAAGAATCCACCATTTCGTTATACATATTACCTCTATGAGCCTTAACCCAATGGTATCTTATCACCTTGCCTTTCGCTACCTTATTATATATAGGCTGTAAGTCTCCTAACTTGCAAGCCTGTATTCTCTCTATAGCCACTTGGCAATCCACATATACATCAACAGAACACAAAGGAGGGCAATCACCCAATGCTTGAATGACCGCCCTTATTTCGGCTCTCACCGAATCGTTCACTTTGGCTGTGATAAATGTATATTTCCCACTATTGATAATCGCTCCCTTATGAAGCACAAGCCAACCGCAACCACACTTGTTGTTCTTACTAGAGCCATCAGCATACACTTCATAGCGCACACCTTTAGCCTCATCAACAATCATCTGAGCAACAACCTCCAAAGCGTCATTGCTCATCACCTTGGCTATTTGCTTGGCTTTCTTCTTCATAAGCGATTAAATCAAACCTCGTTCCTTGAACTCATTCATCAATGGTGTTGCCAAGACCTCAATATCTGGATGAGGCTTTCCGGTCGTACCAAGGCTTCTCAGCTCGAAGAAATGCTTCCAATCGCTCACAAATGCGGTATGAATCAACTCCGTGTTGGTATCAAGAGGAAGTATTGTTCTCGCATCCTGTGGCTTAAGACCATCATCCTTGACCAAAGACAAATACATCATTTCGCATACTCTATTTGCAAACCACCATTTTTCTACCGGACTCCAATGTTCATAACTACCGATGTTCTTTGATAGGTCAACAAATGTTCCACCATCAAAAGACAATGGATTAACCGCATCATTTTCGCTAACCCACTTTGGCTTGTTGATAGCAATCTCGCCTCCGAACTTATCTTTACTATAGTTGCAATATCGGGTGCTTTGTTCCGCTACGGAATCTACACGATGTCTGTTAGCCTCTCTACTTACCGCAATCTGAGTAGTAAAACGGACTGTTATTCGCTTCTCATGCCATTCCGTAGGCTCGCAAATATAGTCCAAATCCTCAAACCAGTTATTTTCAACTATCACTCTGTAGTTGGTTGTGATATAGTAGTCACTGCCAATCTGCATCACCTTTGAATATTTGTTCTCACGATAGTGCTTGACCAATAAAGACTCCGGTACAAAAAATCCTTCTTCATAGGCAACATGGAGGTAAATCGTTCCATGCTCACACATGGCAAGATGATTACTGCTTACCATACGCTCAACGAAAGGCTTTGCGCTTTCTTTATCAATCTTCATACTTGACGCATAACATGTACGACCGCACAACTCTATCTGTTTATAAACTCCATCCATGCCCTCACCTTGGGATAGGATTTCATATCTCGGTTCTAATATCTTCATGTCCTTATAAGTTTTGAAATTCGACCACAAAGATAACTATTATTTTCCACTCTACCAAAAATTAACACTCAGTTTAACAACACTTATCTATATTGTGAAAAACAAAAACTTTCACCCCCAAAAAGAGGAGAGTGCATCACGCATTCCCCTCTTACTTTAACATGGCACAAATTAAGTTTACAATCTACTCATCTTATCTTTCAATTCGTGTATATCATTGAATGCTTGCAACATAGGCTTATGCCAACGCTCTTGTCGCTCATCAATCGACTGCAAGTACATTAAGCTTTGTGCAAGGATAGTCCTACCCTCATCAACAGCTAACCAAATGTTACCTACATTACCCATTATAGTATTCACGCTAGCTGTTAGTAAGCTACTCTCTGCGCCACCATTACGAGCCGCAATAGCATCCAACTTGGTATTTATGAGCTTTGTTTCCTCATACGTTCCCTCTGTTGCAATTTGTACCGCAGTGAAACGACCATTCAACTCTTCTCCAGTATCTTGGCTCATTGATTCAAAAGAACCGGAAGAAGCGGACTGCTCGTAAGATTGCTTATAGCCCGTTATTTCGGCTACTTCATCTCTAATCTTCAGTCCTTCTTGAACCATTTCATCGTACCTTCCCTTCAATTCATTAATATCCGTCTGAGACAATTTACCACCATTTGCCTTAGCTCGCTCCGTCCACTCATCATAGAATGCTTGCATATCATTACCCAACAAATCATCTACCTTAGCTTTCAGAACGGCTTGCATAAGCATCTTGGAGAAATTATCAGAGAAGTCCTGAGCAGAGGAATTCATATCCATCAAAGTATCTATGAACTCGCTCTTCAAACTATCAAAAGATATTTGCGTCAAGCTTTCTGCTAGGTCATCAGCAATATCCTCTAATGTTCCTGCCTCAGCCGCATAATCTTTCAACTTTTCGAGGACTCTTCCTCCATAATTTCCCTTACCAGTGTTCTGAATCTTGTTAACAATATCAGGATTTTGCAACAACGCATTAGCTTCATCAGCAGACCGTATGTCGCTTAGGTTTCCATTCCATTGTCTACCTATCGCTTCAGACACCTTATTGATTTGCTCTTGCGAAAATCCTCGGAAATAACGGTTAAAACTTCCATGAGAGCCATGATAACCCATTTGCGCCACCATGATGTCCTTTAGGTTTTGCTCTTTTTCCTTTTGAAGTTTTTCAGCTTTTTCTGAGTCTTCTACGGCTTTGATACCACTAGTCTTGTCTATAGAGTCACGTAATCTGTCTATTGCATCCGTCAAGATTTCATTCCTAGCCGTCAATTTGTCTATAGTCCGGTTTACTTCTTTTGCGTTTCCACCTACTCCAAACAAACTATTGAATCCACCAAACGATATTGTATTGAGAATATTACCAATGCCGCTTACCAAAGACCCTCCAATCTGAGTTATAAAATCGCCACTTAGAATATTCTTTAATATGCCGTTGACCGCATTCAGAACTGTATCAATCAAGCTACTAATCAATGTTCCAATACCATCTTTCAAAACATCAAGTATCTTCAAGATGGCAGATACGATTTGACCTATTAGTCCAGCTTTTGACAATCCTTCACTTAGTGCATCACCAGCTTTTTTGCCAGCGGCTGCGGCTGCGTCTGCGGCTTCCTTACCCATATCCTTCAGTCCGTCAGCCGCATTTTTAGCCTCCTTTAAAGCTTTCAATCCGTCAATTCCACCTTTAAGTTGGTCAAAACTATCCCAAAGAGATGCCAAATCGGATAGTCCAGAAGTAGAAAGGAACTCATGGATAGCAGAAATCGGTTGCGTTACATTCTGTGTGGTTTGTGCCAACTTCTGACCACTTGAACGAACCTTTGTGTTAGCCGTAACTATCTTCTTGCCGGACTCCGCTAACTGACCTTGAACTTTATTCAAATCATTTTGCAATCTAGCTTGCTCTGCGACATTGCCCGATTTTTTCGCATTCGCTATCTGATTTTGCAAATCCTTAATTCGAGGTATAAGCTCGGTTTCCGTTTCCGTATATTCCTCTTGTGCAATTTTCGCATTCTTCAGAGCCTCCTGATAAGCTACAACGTCCCTTGCAAGGTCTTTCCAACCCAAATCACTTGTATTACCAATCGAATTACGGATATTCTGCATAGCATCAACGATACTCTTCTGCTGGTCTGCACCCAAATTTTGGAACTTATCCGTACCTACGAACTTATCCAGATCTGCTAATAAAGGAACAAGCGCATCCTTCATAATGCCACCAACATTTCCGAAGACTTGATACCAGTCTATTTTCTGCATAATAGCACTAGCCTCTACCGAATCCGTCTCTTTCTTCTGCTCTTCTTTCAAAGACTTTATCTTCCATTGCTTGCTTGAGTCCGAATCCGTAGAGTTTTCAACCTCGCTAATCCTCTTAGCATAATCGGCAGCAATAGCTAACTTCTGCTCCTGGAATGTACCATAAGTCTTCAGATAATCGTACATGCTTTGCGCTTCTTTAGCAAGCACATCCTCATTCTGCTTTACCGCCTTATCCCGAATTGCATTCATCTGATTAGCAACGCTCATGCCTATGGTCATCTCCATGCCATTAACCTTAACCGGATTACCCTTGCTATCCTTCATGGTTTCATTCAAAACCTCATTCTTATACTCTTCATCGGTTTTGCTCTGTTTCCACATATTAGCCTTACGACCCTTGCCAGAATTAACCCAAACAGCTTGGTCACGTTTTTTCCTAGCCTCAACCAATTTGTCTATACCATCTTCTACCGCCTTTCTCTCCTTGTCGGCATTCTCCGTTATCTGAGCCAATTCCTTGCTATAACCCTCATTCATCGCATTGATGCGGTTCTTGGTCATGTCTTGGATAGCTTTCTCCGAATAGGATGAAATAGACTTGGAATAGTCCTCCTCAGCCTTCTTGCGTTCATACGCTCTTGCTTGTGGGTCATCCGTTGTACCTGTTTTCTTTGGAGTAGTATGGGTTGTATTTGATTTTGTTGTTGTACTACTCTTTGGTGTACGTGATTGAATTATAGATTTCGCCATTGCGACATCCGTTTGGTTTTCCGTTCTTGACCTAAACTTACCTCCTGAACGTGTTACCAACTTATGCCCAGTTTTCTTTTCGTGATTTTCCTGTTGTAAAATATCCGCCTCTCTCCTTGAAATTAAATTTCGCAACTCCTTCGTTGTCATAGATTTCATCCAATTTGGAATTTCCGAATCATCATAATGAATTTTTAAATTCAACCCGTATTCTTTATTCCATAAATTGATAAGATTATCAGTTTGCTCTACCAATTCTTGGATTGATTGCTTGTTCTTGTTAACTATCCAACGAGCCTTTGCTTGGGAGTTATTCCAATCAACAGTTGCTGTGCTTCCTTTATATATTGCGTCCTCTGCCTTTTTGTAACTTTCATTCAAAGAGTTTATACTATCTATATGCTTTAATATCGAACTTCGCAAACTTGCCATCACGAAACTATTGTACCCCATCTTCTTACCCCATTCCTCAAAAGGAACTAACAAGTTGCGAAGAGCAGCATCGTATTCTTGTGCAGCATTAGCATATTCCAATGTTCCTTTCTTTGCGGAATCCATTTTCTGCCTTAAAGAGTCTATCTTAGTCAACACATCATCAGAAACAAGGGAATTAAACATCATCTGTACAGCTGATATGTCTTCTTTATCAATATGTTGTCCGAAATCAAGCCAACTACCACCTAGTGAATCAGAAAAATCCTTATCTAGGTTTTTCCTTGCTTCCTCATATTGAGAAGATATAGACATCAAAGCGTTAGCTTTTTCTCGTTCAGCATTTTCTAATTGTAAAGAAGCAATAAAAGCGTCATGCTTATTTTTCAACGTTTCCAAATTATCCTTTTCATTGTCGCATTTTATTCCATATTGTTCATATACCTCAATAAGTTCATCTTTTGCTTTTTTATGCGCATCAGTACTTTCATTTGTATTTCTTAACACATTCATCAATGTTTCAACCTTTTTACTGGTCAAACTTGTTGTTTCCCCAAAATGTGTTGTATCTGCCGATATTTCTTCAGTCTCGTCTCCAAACATAGAAAATACGGAATACAAAGTTGTTCCCAATGTTATCAATGCACCTATCGGATTAGCAGCCATTGCCGCCCACATACTTTTTAAAGCCTTTTCGCTACTTCTTACCGCACTTGAAAAAAGATTGACAACCGTAGTCGTATACTTTGTACCTGCTGCATAAAGCGCATTTTTGATAGTGGCTGTTGTTGTCGCCAATATTCCGGCTTTCTTGGCAGTGGTATTAGAAGTTTGAGAAATGGTATTTATATTATTTTGTATCGTAGCCTGTTGCTTACTTAAATTCTCCTTTGTTTGAGCAATCGTCTTACGTTCGCTTTCAATGGTCGAAATCTTTGTTTGAGCAGCATTCACTTGTTTTGTTGCCGTTTCCAAACGTTCTTTTGCTTCTAGCGCATTCACGGCATTACCCTCTGCATCAAAAGCCAAGTTTGCGCCACCAGCAGTTTCCTCAACCAATTTTTGAGCCTCAGCAAATGCATCTTGGGCATCTTGTAAATCATTCAAAGCTGATGTATATTGTCTAGCCAACTCTACATCCCTATCATCAAGATTTGATATTTTCTCCGTAGTAGTCTTCAAATCATCTTTAAGAGACTCTATTTTTTGTTGACGAAGTTCCTCGGTCTTTCTTTTTTCTTCATCAAGTTCTATCTGGCTTTGTGCTGTTGCTTGTTGCTGAGCCTGTAAAAGTTCACGTTTCGTCTCTAGTTGGGAACGCATTTGTGCCGAAATAACGCCCTCTTGCTCGGCTGCATCTAACCTTGCCTTTACAAAGTCATCGGACACAGCAGTATCTCCAACAATACTTGCCAAGTCTTGTTGTTTGCTTACTCGCTCTTGCTTTTTGTCCTTACCCAGCGACTTGTAGTTTGAGTTCTCTAGGTCTTGCAAACGCTTGATTTCTGCATCAATTCCCTTCATCATATCATCGACTTGTTGCGCTTCCTCAGCTTTGCGAATAGAAGCAGCCGCCATTAACGATGCACGATAAGAACCAACAGCTATTGTAGCTACACCAATAACTTTTATTACCTCTTGCCAATTCTCTACCATAGCAGAAATAATTGACAATCCACTAGAGAACACGCCCTCGGATTTTTTGCCGATTTCGTTGAACGCTTGCTGGATGGAATCGCCAATGTTACTCCACTGACCCTCCAACGTCTTTGATTGTTGCTCCATCAAGCCTCCGAAGCGTCCACCTGCTTGCGTCATGTTGGCGATAGCTTCCTTGAAGATGTCTGATGTCACTTTACCCTTGGAAACAGACTCTTGAACCTCCGTTGTGTTTTGGTGTAAGATTTTACCCAATTCTTCTGCTAATGGGACACCTCTACCCATGAACTGACGCAAATCCATTGTGAACATTCTTCCTTGCGAAACGGTCGTTCCATAAAGATAAACAAGGTCTCCAAGCGGAATGTTCAAGCCCGAAGCAATGTCACCAAGCTGGACAAGGGTTTTGTTAACATCTTTCGCTTCCGTTCCGTATGCCAAAAGTTGTTTTGCGCCACCCGTAATGCTGGACATATCGAAAGGTGTATGAGCTGCCGTTTGGATAAGTTCGTCCATCAATTGCTTAGACTTATCCGCACTACCAAGCATGGTATTGAAAGATATTTCAAGTTGCTGGAATTGGGAACGAGTATTAAAGATACTACCTGCCAGTTGTTCAAATCCTAAGCCACCAAGTAATGTTGCCGAAAGCATGTGAGCATCGCCAGTAACTCTTTGGAACAAACTAGTCATTCCTTCTCCAGCAGTCGGAGCTGACTTCATACGTTCTATCATTTGGCTCATGCTATCGGTCAACATATTTGTTGCCTCTTTTGCCGGATTTGCTGAACCTGCATACAAAACATACTCATTCCGCATATTCTCCAAGGTCTGACGAGCACCGACAGCACCCCCTTCTAAGTTCTTCAACTGAGCTGTTTGACCTGCCAAAGAGCCTTTTAAATAGTCAATATTCTTCTGTAAAGAATCTATGGATGACTTATCCGTTGTAACTCCAAGAGTTAATCTCTTGTTCGTGATTTGCTGTTGGATTTTCTCTATTCGGTCTTTGGTAGCTTGCATTTGAAGTTCATAGCTATAAACTTCCCTTGCGGCTGCTTGCATCTTCTTATTAAACTCGGAAGACATCACGTAAGCGGCTCTTGAAGCAGCTTGTGTCAAGTCCTTTAAGCGATTGCTAGCATCCGCATATTTTTCCGTCAAATCCGCAACAATAGCTGGGTCGGTTGACTTATTGGTCTTCAACAACTCAGCCCTCAACTTTTCACACTCGGAACGAAGTTTCGTAACCTCCTCGAAATTCGCTTTGACATCGAATCTTAATTCTGCCATATTTTATGTTTTATTGGCAAAATTAGCTAATATTCAAAGGAATAACGAAAGAATTAATGTGTGCTATTTCACAAAAAATTTAAGTGCAAAGATTAAGGTTGGGTACAAAAAAAAAGAGCCTTCCACATTCACATGCAGAAGGCTCTGAGTTCTTTATCTATTGCAACAATGAAGCCACACGCCTAAAAGGTAGCGGCTACCAAATCTTTTTTTATTTCATTCATGCAATGCGCCAAACGTTCATAAGTTTTCTCGCCAGCTTGCTTTATGCCTTTACTATACTGACGCATCAATGAAGGATTGACACCTGCTCGTTTTGCAATCTCTGACACATTGAGGAAAGAGAAATAATTAAAGAAAGATTGCAAGTCATACTTGTATTCAAATTCAACGTCAGGAAACACTTCTCCATTCTCTTTTGCATCCACTTTTGCCAACGCCAAACAATCCATTAAATCTTGCTTCGCAGCGGCAACAGTTTCTCCACAAGAGTTTAAGCCAACCTTACCTATTCCATCTTCGGTATGACACCAAAAAGACCCATCCTTGGCTTGTTCTACAATAACTTTAATCTTCTTCATATATATATTCGTTTATCTTCTTAACAAAAAAAAGAGTCCTTTAAGCAATGAAGAGAGAAAGGTGGGGATTACTCCCCAACCAATTCTCTTAGAATACTATGAGCGGTGCCTGTGGCGACCTCTCTAGCGTGTCTTGGCACGAATTGAGACTTTCCCGTTTTAGGATTAGTCCATTTTTCATGTCCCGAACCTTGTCGAGACAGGAAGCATCCCGCTTCTCTCAGTCTCTTAATCAATTCGCTTTTCTTCATTGTTACAAGAACTCTTTTGTCCTTAAGACATTGCAAAGATATAACTTTTTTGTTATATAGCCAAATTTTATGGTAACATTTTTGCTATATTAACCACAATTAACCAAAAAGAGCCACCCCGAAGGATGGCTCACTATACTGTACTATACTTTACTATACCATACTGCACTTTACCCTACTACACTAGACTTCACCGCACTCCACTACACTTCACACCACTTTTCTGTTGTACACTGCACTTCATTTAATGACTTCTAGCTTATAAAGCTATTGCCTTATGTATAAACGTAGCTACCAATATCGCTAATGTAGAGAATGCAATATGGAAGCTACAAAACCATTTCTGATTTCGTTTGCAAAGGTAAGCATAATTTCTAAAACACGCAAATTATTTAGTGTGTTTCTTTATTCTATTAAACATTATTTTCTTTTAGAAACTTATTTTTAAAATTACACCTTATTTATATCTCATTTCAAATAAACCCAATTTGTTGAAATGTTACTAAACGTATAACTTTGCTTTTTTGCCTTTTGCGGTTCTTTGTCAAAGTCAGCCGTAACAAACAAATGCGTTCCGTATAATTCCATATTCATTGCTTTTGTTCTCTCATCGCCCTTATCTTCTTCCAATGGGGAAACTTTAGCCAATTCGCTATCAAAAGCATAAAGTTTAAAGAACAAGTCTCCTTTCTGTTTAGAATATTGCACCAATGCGCCATAAGGCTTTTTTACAAGAACAATAGCATTATTCAACTCCTTGTATTCATCACTACAGCTTTCCACGATTTTTTGCTGGTCTTCATTAGAATTTACACGCATCTTTTCCAAATGCTTTCCTAATGATACATACACACTATCCAAAATCTTATATGCACCATACTTATCATAGAAGGCATATCGAGAAGAAACGGCATCTTCAAAATCAGAGCAAGGAACTATTTCATTCTTTGCGTTCATAGCCTTTTTATTCATTATGGCTGAGTTCCAATTAATAACAAAATCCGTTGCTACGAAATCCAAAGAATATATTAGTCTATTGCTATTGAAGCGATAATCAGACAACGCCTTCTTGTAATTAGCCATTTTTTCATCCTTAACTTGGTTGGAATGGTACACATATCCACCAATGCCGCCACCTAGCAAAACGAATACTGCGATGATGGCAATAATCAATTTCTTCTTCATGATCCAAACTTTTAATTATTGAACTTTGTGGGGAACACCCCACGTTACTTAACACTTTCCAGCTTGTCCAGCACGACCCTAGCCTCAGCGATGGACGATGCGGAATACAACTCACCACCTTGTTTTATTAGGGCGATGAAATCTGAACAATCAGCTTCGGAAACTAGTTCTGCAAGCGTTACACCTATAATGCTTGCTATCTCCTGAAGACTGGCGACAGTTGGATTCCCATCAATAGTTTGTATCAAGGATGGCAAAGATACTCCCTTACCACCTTTTTTGTTAGTCAGCCTATCAGCTACATACGTTAGCGTAAAGCCTTTTCGTTTAATTATGCCTCGTATATCCATACCTTATTATATATTAAGTTCTAACTTTATTTATTGATGTTGCAAAGATACACATATTTTCGCAAACTGCCAAACTTATTATGAAAAACTAAGTTTTTAACCTAACAATGCAAACATATCTTAATTTGTATATTAAATCAGCAATCAAAGGTTAAAGTTAAGGTAAAACTTAATAAAATATTTGGTAGTTAGGATAAAACTTAGTATCTTTGCATCGTGATTAAGAAACAAAGGTCACAATTACATTATTCATTTAGTTGAGGTTGCACCTCCGAGTCGGCACTCGTAAAACGGTATAGCAATATGACTACTTCAATGATAAGAAGAAACTTGATTCAGAAGTTCGTTATGATAGAGTTCGTAAGCAACAGGATAAACACCCAAAAGGACGTTGATAGAATGTTGAATATGATAACAACTAAGCTCAATATGAACAACGATGAGGCCAAGAGCTTCTTGCGTGAGAGCATCGGACTTGCAAAGTAAGTAATTTAAGTTTAACGTTTAAAATTGAAAGATTATGGCTACTACATTTAAGAATATGATGAGAGAAGTGATGAATATGGCTCACAGAGCATTTCAGCTTAAGGGTGCTTACATGAGTTGGACAGAATGCTTGAAGCAAGCTTGGCAGGTAATCAAGCTGAAGGCTCGCATGAAGAAGCAGGTCGTTGAGTTCTACTTTCAGAAAATGAATGGTGAGATTCGTCAGGCTTTCGGCACATTGATGGATAGTCACATTGACTACACTCCAAACGGCAAGGGTTACGCTTGCAAGGACTGCACCAAGTATTGGGATGAGGTCAAGGGAGAATGGAGACAATTCAAGAACTACAACTTGATTAGAGTTGCTTAACAAGGTTATTAACGATTAAAAAGAAACTAGATATGAGCGCAAAGATTATAGTGATGCAAGGCAACATGGTTGCTACCATCGAAGAGACGAACAAGGACGCATTTATCAAGCGTGGTGAGTATAAAGAGACCGATCTGGACAGACATAAGCGTGAGGTTGATTTCTTGATTACAAGCATCGCAAACCGCTACGAAGTGACATTCAATCACAAGGTAGAGCTGAAAGAAAGCCGAAGCATCAAGAAAAGCGAATATTTCGATAACATCTACTACGTTACCGAGAACGCATTGAACAAGCTGAAAAAACAATACTCATACGAGTGTGATTTGTAATAGATTTCGTGAGGCACACCGAAACAACTGCACATTATCTTTGATGTTTAACAATTAAATTCCGTGAGCAATGGAAAGAAGAAGTAATGTGCAGAAATGTGCCGCAATAGTTGGTCGTGCTGGTGAGGGCAGAAGTCCTCCGAAGTAAAACAAACGTTAACGTTTCAAATAAAACACTAAAGCGTTTGCAAGTTAAAGAGAAAAGCATTAACTTTGCAACCGAAATAACAAGGTTGTGAAGTAGAGCGCACGACTGACTGATATTTGAGATAATTAATAATTTATATTAAGCATATTATTTGAATAACTCCAAGCGTGGAGTGTCGTCATTCCGTCCATCGCTCTACAATAGTGGATGAGTGACACAAGCCCTGTCCGCACTTTCCACATTAGCGGATGGGGCTTTTCGTTTCCACCACAGCCAAATATAATTATTAACAAATTAAGAAATGAAAGATTTTTTAGAAAAGAATTTGAATGATGCACCCATGCTGGGAGCATTTGTAAATCAGAGTGATGAAATCAAGGTTGAAGGCTTTGAACTCATCAAGGTAGAAGAACGTGATGGTAAGCAAGCCATCAATGCAAGAGAGCTGCACCAAAAGTTGGGTAGCAAGTATCAATTTGCGAATTGGATTCAAGAGCGTATTGAAAAGTACGGATTCGTTGAAAATCAAGACTATGAGGTTTTTAAGGAAAATCTTAAAAACTCAAAAGGTGGCAGACCAAGCAAGGAGTACGCCCTATCTTTAGACATGGCGAAGGAGTTGTGTATGATTGAGAACAATGAGAAAGGTAGGATGATTCGCAAGTACTTCATTGAGGTTGAGAAAAAGGTAAGAATGCAGAGTGTTCCATCTTTGCCCGATTTCACCAATCCGGCTATAGCAGCAAGAGCTTGGGCTGACCAGTTCGAGAAGAACCAAGTGCTGACCTTGGAGAACAAGCAACAGAGAGAGGAACTTGCCAAGGCATCGCAGGAGATTGTCGGACTGAGCGCACAGATTACAACAATGAAGCCTAAGACTACTTACTTCGATGTGATGATGAAGAACAAGAGCACAAGCGTGATTACATCAATGGCGCAGGATTACGGAATGAGTCCGCAAGCATTCAACAAACTGTTGCATGAGCATGGTATCCAGCACAAGGTTTCTGACCAATGGGTCTTGTACCGCCAATATTTGGATAAGGGATATGTGAATAGCGAGCCAGTGACCATTACGCACAATGATGGAAAACAAACCATCAAATACAACACGAAATGGACTCAAAAAGGGCGTTTCTTTCTCTATGAGTTCCTAAAGGAGAAAGGTATCTTACCTTTGATTGAACGAAATAATAATGGTGAGACACACTAGGACAACTGTAAAAGCCCCAATCTCGTTAGAGGTTGAGGCTTTATTTATTTTTACATTTACATCTTATCTAACCCTTAGAACAACAAACACTTTTGCGCTAATTTTCAATGACTTGTATTTTTATTACAAAAGTATTGTTATTTTACATTTCGGCTTCATTATACTCATAATCCCAGAGGAATAACTTGCCTTTGACGTTTCTAATCGGCTCATCGAACAATTTAGCATTCTTCAAGAACCAATGATATTGGAAATCTTCAGCAAATGCATCCGGATAAGCCTCATGATACTGAATATCATCCAACTCTACGCTGCCGATAATGGCTGACGTTGGCAAGTCTTTGAAGTCTGGAATAACAATACCATGCTCTTGGCAATATTTCTTCATTGCGCTCTCCTGCCATCCGTCAAGTTTTTCGGGTTTGGCTTGGCTAGCATGAATAAGGAAACGACCACGGAACTTTCTATTCCATGTTCTATTCTCAATGGTCTTGCAGCCGATAGCGATTAACCAAGCATACGGCTGACGAATTGATAATACTTTCATAAGCTCATTGTTTTATTATTTGCATCCGCAAAGGTAACAAAAACCTTCGAGAAATACAAGGAAACTCTAATTTATTTTCATGTTTTCTAAAAATAATCTTGAAATAGCTTGCATCCTTAAGGCGGTAAGAGGTTAAATCCTCTTCCGTCTTTTCTTTTTAATTCTGTCCCAATCCGGTTTAAGCACATCCATCGTGCCGACCATCGCCTTGTACTTGTCGCCAAGTTCGCCCTCGTTCATAGATGAACGGAAAGTATATATCTTGTATCGTTCATGCTCAGGGACATATAATCCCACCATCAAGGAACGGACTCCATCTACCTCCTGCTCCGGTGCTATCAATACAAGCCCCTCGTTCATGCTTTCCAACTTGAAAATCTTTGAGGTGACAACCTCATAATAGTCTAGTATATTCATATTCTTGTCTCCTATAATTAGTTTGTACGTTCAAGCACTTCAATATACTGAATAGAGCTACAATCAATATATTTACGTGTAAACACTACTGTACTTCCACTCCCAATCATAAGTGTTCTGTTCTTTGTATTGCAATTGAAAGAGGTTTCACCACCAACACTATTGAAGTCGAAACTTATCTTTGCTCCACCTACCAAGTTGATATTTCCTCTAAGACCTTTATTCTCGGCTTCGCCCAATATCACATTCACATGACCTGCATCCATATTCTTATCTAATCAATTGTTAAACACCTTTTTTACTAAATATGCGAATGATGGAATCGCTATCAATGTAGTCACAACTTCCATCCGTATCAATTATTGTCACAATATGTTCCTCTTCGTTGTAGATAACATCATCTGTAGTAGTAAACTTCTTTATATGCTTACTAAAATTTACATGAGATACCTGCCCATTTACAAGTGTAATTGTCACAAGGCAACCACACTTCTTCGCAACTTCTATAACATTTTTGATAAAATCAATCTTCATAGCTTTATTATTTTAATTCTTGTTCTACGATGTCAAAATTGTCCCACGTTTCTCCTTCGCTGTCTGAGATATGGAAGAAAGAATCTGAGATATTGTATAGATAATCATCGCAATTTAAAACTCGCTTGTAATTCTCCAAAGTGTTCATCCCTTTGTGTCCTATCGCTTTTCTTGCCTTATCTATGGTAGAGAAGACTTCTGCATCAACCTCCACTGCTTCACCCAACCCATGTTGGTATGAAGAAATTACTACATATACTTTCATAGCTTAAACTCCTTATTTATTACGCAACCTTAGATAATGTTTCTTCATCAATCTCAATCCATTGGCAAGCATCCTTGCGGAAAAAGATTTCACTCTTAATATGCTCACCATCCACATCAATACTATTACCCTTGCAAACAAAAGTATGGTTCTTTGTCAAAGGTACAAGAAGGTACGTTTTACCCTCTCTTTTGCGTTCTACAAGCGTTTTGTCCGTCCCAAGGATAACTGATACCCTTTCGTCCTTATCGTCCTTTAGAACGCCTATTTTATCCGTGTGCTCGATATAGAGCACATTCAGAAAATTCTCATCCATTTTCTTTTGCATTAATCATTATGTTATACTTCTTCTTGTTAACACCTCGTTTAACGGCTTCAGAGAGCAAAGTCAAAGCTAATGCTTCATCCTTTACTTTCAAAGCCTTCAAGGTATCTCTTTTGACGTAGCGGCTCTCATCGACCTCACACAATGGTACGTAGCCTTTGTGCTTGAAATTTCTTCGACCAATCGCCCAAATCTCATAGCCATCCGGAAACTCGTTTGTTGTCTCGAATACATAATTGCCATCATTAAACTTTTCCATAATCAATTGTATTAAGTTCTTTACCTTATCTTTTCTTACTCCTCCCATCGGAAAGCGTTAGGGGCTTTTACGACCTTCTTGCTGGCTTCGTCCCACATATAGCCATCATTAAACCACTTAGGGGCTTTACCATTGATTACTCGTTTTGCATCGGCTATGCTAGCATAGTCTGGTTCAACAACATTATCAATGCGAACGGCAACCTGACCGAATACGTCCTCCACCTTGGTAATATGATGCCCTTTGTAGAACACTTCTTTCAAACACTTAGCAATTGTCTCCATATCTCAAATACTTTAAAAGTCCTAAACTAAAGGGGTGTTTAAAGGCACACCCCCTATTAAGCCTCGCCAAACACCTTAGAACGTGAATATATCTTTATGCAACTCGCAAGAAGTTGTAAGCCTTGAATTGTCTCCATGCGCCCTTTGCTTCATCCCAATAGCGGATGCAATCTCTTGATGCTGCATGCCCTGTACCATTTGGAGTATAGTCAATGTGGCTCTGAAGGAGAGTACCAAAGGCTTGTCTTACCTCACCATTCATCTTCATAAAGAAGAACTCTACTACCTTGGTCTTCATCGCTGACTCAAGCTTTACAACCTGCCAAGCCTGTTTCAAGCACTCAACCCAAGACATTGAACTTGATTTCAACTGATAGGCTCTATGTGCTAACTGCATTACCTTTCTCATCTTGTTCTTAATTGAAGTAGTCATATCCTCAAACCGTTTTACGAGTGCCGACTCGGCTGCATAGCAGCAATTAATAGTTAAACTTTAAAGCCTTTATCTCTTAAAGACACTGCAAAGATAGTAGTTTTTTCTAATATTACCAAATATTTCTATAAGAAATTTCTAATATTACCACTTATTTAACACTTATAAGCTATTTCTAAACATTTATTCACTAATTATTAGCTAATTCTAATATTTAACTCTTTTTCTTTGGCAGTTTAAAAAAAATAAGCTATCTTTGCAGCATAATAAATATTAGTATTCACTTATATATAATAAGGTATGGACTTAAAGAAAATAATTAGGAGTCATGGGCAAACCATTTCATCTGTAGCTGAAAAGTTAGGTATTACCCAATCAGCTTTATCGCAACAAATCAATAATGGCTCAATTTCATTTGCGAAAGTAGAACAAATAGCTAGTATTTGTGGTTGCTCGCCATCTAGTTTCCTTGCTATTGATGGTGAAACCTTATCGCATCCGGCTATCATCTGCCCCCATTGCGGCAAGCCTATCGAGCTGGAGATTAGGGCAAAGGAGGGGAAATGATATTCCTCTCCTTTTACTCTTCTATTCTTTCTCCTTCAAAAAGCCTATACCTGCATGAACATTACCCAACTTATACCAAGACTGGCTTAAAGTCATAACATAACTATTGAAGGATTTTTCCCCAATATCAATGGTGAAGTCTTCATCTACATCAGGCTCTCCATGTCTTACGTACCCCTTATTCGGGGTGTATAGCAATCTATGATATGAGCCGTTCTCACAAATATAAAGTCCGCTATTACGCCAATCGGAACTCCAAAATTCCGGTTTATTCACGTAACAAAGCATTACATCACCATCGTAAATAGGAATACTATGACTTCGCTCATCCTTTTCTCCAACAAATTTTTCGCTATCAACATTGTCAGACTGACGGATAACAGATACGATGGAGTAACCATTTCCAATAAAGTCCGCTATATCAACATATGTTCTTTGCTCTCTAAGGTCAAATTCCTGTTGGCTTCTCACTCCATCTTTCTCAAAGATTACAAGTATTCTTGTGTACTTATCACCAAAATTGACCATACTTAGAATCAAGCCGTTGTTCATGTAAGACGCATAAGCTTCTTTGGCTAGTGTTAATACACGCTCTAGATATTCCAATGGCTTGTATCTAACTAACCAAGACTGACCTTTTTGCATCTTTTGCAAGTACGAATACATGTTCATCGCCTCGCATTCATCTATTCCATGCTTCTTGCAGACCAACTTGAACTTATCCGGATAAACACTAGTTACAAGTCTATCCAATTCGTCCATAGCTTGCATAGCCTTCAAATAATCATTCGCTTCCATTTTACTAATCTTTAAGTTTCTCAATTATATAGCCACGACCTGTATAGGTACAAGACAAGCCGATATACACTAGCTGATGTAAAAGCCACAATTCTTCAGTGAACGGCAATCTATCACACTTCACAAACTCATCTTCATCCTCAAAATCAGATGCCTTTTCCAATATTTCTTCCTTTGTCATTATCTTTAAATTTGTGCCCGAAAGCTGTTAATCCGCATCTTTTATTTTTTGTAATGTGTCAAGTATCACGTTTGCAATCTCAAACCTACCGACATTTGGATTCTGTGGGACACTATAACACAAAGCTTTTAAAAGCTCAAAACATTGATTCTCATATAATATCATACGCTTACTTCTTTTGATTAAAATACTTTTCCAACTCTCGAAGGATGAACATCCCTCCTATCTTGAAAGACTGTTCTATCACTACTCGATGTTCCTTAAATTCGTTTTGGCTTCTCGAAAACCGAAACGCTTCATTCTCTAGCATAAGCACAAACTTATTAAATTCTGCATCGGTCATTTGCTATCACCTCCTTTGATAATTAAGTCAAACAATTCATCTGCGTATATCCAACCATCCAAATAGTAAGCTTTAACTTCTAATTCCCACATTTCTTGATATGTGCCGCAATCAGTCTTGTACATCATATCGTATAGGTTGTAAAGATTTCTATAACCGCAGTCTCTTGAGTATGCAAGAATCCTTCCTCTGCCAATTTGAGGAACTTCGTTAGCATTATGAATCAAATCTTTGAATATCTCTTTCTCTGCCCAATCAATGCCATCCAAGAAATGCTTATCGGCATTTTTATCTCTTTGAACCATAAAGCCGTTTTTGCTAACCTTTCTGATTACACGATAGCTTTTTCTTGCGTAATCTCTGGCGGCTTGGATTTTTTTCTTTATGTCTATCATAACTATTACTATATTAAAAAGGTAAATATGGACGTTCAAGAAAACTAAGTAAAACAGCATGTTCTTTATATGCGAAAGAATCTGTTCTTCCCATTCTCTCAAAGCGTTGCATTTGCCTTTTACAATGCTCTATAAGTTCCTTCTTAAAAGCTTCGTCCATATCTTAAACCTCCATATTTTTAGTTGTACCTATTAACTTTGCAGTCTCCTCATTGTAAGGAAGACAATATCCAAACCAAGCGTCTCCTGTACATATATATCCGTTAGGTGCTTTATAACTAAAGAAATCTATAGACCATCTATCTGCTTCGCTACATCTTACTACAACCTTATCAAAAGGTTTAAGCTCGACTTTTTTCTTCAAATCAACAATCATTTTCTTCTCAGCATCCCAAGCCTTGTCTTTCTTTGCGAGAGCGTCAAAGAGCTGCTGCTTCTCTTCTTCTGTGGCATAGCGCATAGAATAGTCTTTTGGTTTTGTAAAATAAGAACCCTTTTCTATAATTAAAGAATTATTCTCAAGCATTGTTACATAGCGATAAATATGTTCATCATCTTGACCTTCGTATATAAGTATATAGTGATAATTGTTAGAACTTTCAATTACACATAGTATATCACCATCCTTGAACTCTGGCTGAGCCTTCTCAATATCCAAAGTTTCAAGGTTTAGTATGCCACCTAATTTTCTTTCAATCTCTCTGACATATCCATAGGCAATATTGTTATCTAACTTGTCAAACTTAGCTGTTTCTGCATTTGATACGTCTTCGTAACCATCCCTACTATTAGAATAGCATCCGTTGAACTTTGTATAATCATCAGATGCCCATTCTTTGAAAATGCACTGAAATCCACAACTATTGATAAGCACATCGCCCTTCTTCCATGCGAATTTGCCCCAGTCACGCATATTCTTAGAAGGAAGGAGAATCCGTAAGCCTTCAAGCCAGCATTTTTCTGTACCTAGTTTTGAATAATCAAACAAAAGAGTACTGCCTACTTCATTAGTTGATGTACATTCTATATAAGTACCAACGTCTGTTGTGTGGACTTTACCTAACTCTACGTCTATATTGCGTAATAAGTCGTACAACTTAGTTCCTTGCGGCTTATCCTTTAGGATTTCCGCTACATTAATCTTATTTCCCATATCTGACTTTTTTATATTCATTTATTCTTCACTAAAATATTTCTTCACAAACGCTCGTTCGGTGAGCCATTTTCCAAACCCCACTCTAAAGTAACGCTTTGATTTACCTTTCGCAAACCCATATTCATCACGAGGTGTATTTACACTTAGGTGTATCTTAGGAACATGGTTCACCGATACGTATGCAGTTATATATTCATCCGAGAATGCCAAATGCTGAACTTCACGGAACTTTACACTTTTAAAGAACATTTCCTTCATAAGCCTTAGTCCTTATAGATTGCATCAAGAATGCTTCTGAAATTCGGATTATCAATAACGGCTTGGGCATCTTCTTTGTTCTTGAAGTAAATAGCACCTTCGTTATAATCACTACTAGAAGTAATACCGTATTCGCTGGTTCGCATGATATTATGCTTGCATTCTTTAGAATTCCAATCCGGTTTCCAATCTCCATTATAACACTTAGCTATATCCATTAACTTATCCAATGCAACAATTTTCTCTACATTACTATTAGTAACATTAGCAACGACAGGACTAAGACCACGGTCTATTAAAGTAGATATAACATCCTCATAGCTGAAGGGTCTCTTCTTGAATGCTATAATGCCCGCTTTCAAGTCACTTTTTTCAATATCCACTTCCATTCCTTTAGGAATATCTATGATTAACTTATTATCTAGCATTTTCATTTTTCTTATGTTTCATTTCCAAAATATATTTTTTATTCACAACCAACTCGAAGAACTTATATTTAGCATGCATATAGTTGCGACCTAAATCAACTCCACCGACAAATTCTTCCATATACCAAGAGATTGCCGTATATTTTACAATATCATGCTCTTCCGGATGATTCACACGACCATTCCACACATCTGTGCGAACCAAATCGCAATACCCATAAGGTAATTTGGCACGTATCATTCTTGTGTTCTCCGCATCAATATAGACGTTTTTGTATTCCAAATCTACGCCTAAAATTTCCTGATTAAGCTTTGCTACATCCATATCTCATTAATCTTAAAGCACTACGTTGAAGATCCCTCGGTTTGAACGGATTCTTCTCCAGTATTTTATTCACATCATTTCGTATCTTGCGACTTTCCCACTTCTTTGTAAGACGCATAGCCTTTAACAAACGATGGTCTCCGGCTAGCTTTCCAGCATCTTTCTTGCCACAATAATAGCCTTGCCTATAAGCCCAATATCTAGTCTTATAGACTTGCTTCATTATCTTCTTAGCTTGTCTTATTTTCATGTCAACCTCACTTTCTATGGAAAAACGTTCCATGACACCAATCGCTGCTTTCAACATACTTATGTAGTTTAGTACATCTTCCTGCAAGCATACCATTGAAATGTTTACAACGACTGCATTCCTTTGAAGTTCTCAAAATTGAACGAAACAAACTAACGTTGGCACTCGGCATATTTACCTTATTCCATCTGATAGTTGCTTTCTGATAGAGATTCTTTAATCTAGGAATGAATCTACTCTCTTTCTTGAATGTATATTTTGAATCGAAGTAACGTGTGTCCGTTCCTTTCGCCATCATATTCAAGATTTTCTTAGCTTGTCTTATCTTCATATACTACTTGTTTTTATAAATTTCACATGTCCCCTCATAAATAGTGTTAGTACTATAAATGTCATTATATTGCGAAATGGAAACCAATTCGTTTGCCTTCATTCCCTTAAGAATTTCATCGTACACACTTTCTATTGCTCTTCTCTTCAATTGCTCCATGCCAGATTTGTCACGGCAATAGTATTGCATTTCAAAATTCGACATTGTAACTCTTGAACGAAGCTTAACGACTTGTGGCTTTATGTATCTAACATCTATCTTTGGCTTGATGCCTAGTTTGTCAGCTAGCCATTGTTTCCATTTCGGTTTTACATCTTCTCCATCCAAGCAAACAAGAAAGATGTAAATTAGACTAACACTTATATATAAAATTACAATTTCCATATACTACTTATTTTTATCTCCAAATAATACGTGTCTTCGATAGGGGAAGAAATAGCAACGTTCTCCTGGACACCACCAACTAGGAGAGTTCTTCATGCATCTACGACATAATGCTATATTCTTCTCAGCTTTTTGGTTGTCACGTTCAAACTTTCTTCGTTCTCTTCTTGAAAGAGGAGGAAGATAAGGATAAGACTCTTCCTTAAAAATCTTTGTGGCTAAAGCATTCAGTCTTTGAGCTACTATTTCTAATATCTTTTCTATCATACGCTATTCCTACTTATCGTATTTATTACCAACAACAACCATATCTTCAGAAGAGTAGTAGAATAAGAAATCTTGCCCAAAACAGAAAGCAGCAGCTTTACTATCCCAATTAATATCACCTCTTCTTTCCGCATTGTTATCTTTGTACATAACAATATCCCCCTCATAGATAGGTATTCCATTCTTGTCTGTTAGCCCTGTGAACTGGCAGACAGTAACAGGGTCAATTTCATGAAGCGTTGCACCGCCTGCTTCTACGATACCTATAGTAGTTTTGCTAAGTGCAGGAATCTTCATTACAACAAAGCTTCCGATTATCCATTCTCTGTTGTCAAGACGTTTAGCCTTGAACTTGATGTCTTCTAATTTCATAAGCTATAATCATTTAATCCCCTTACATTGTTTAACAACCGTCTCATTGAAAGACAAATTATAAGCATGAGTATCTGTAATACCTTCGGCCTCTTTATATTTGTCAAGAATAGAATCCCTTATTCCGTCAATATTAGGCTTATCTAAAAGTTTGAACATGATGACATTAGTCCAATCGTCAATTCTCCTGTTTGGATTATCAATCTCGTCTTTATACCAACCAGATTTTCGCCCACTATCTTTATGTGGAACACGATATTCTGCTACCATTGGTATTGCGATAAATCCATCATTCTCCATAGTAAGAACCATTACCCAATCAAGCTCAATTCCAAGTTTTTTCATCTTGAAATACTCTTTAATGGGCAACCATCCTTCTAACTTCATTCGCTCAATAAATAAGTTAGCTACTCCTGCTCCTATAATTTTATCGTGCATACTTCTCATTTTTATTTAACTTTATGAGCAGTACTATTAGTATGCTCTATATGTTCATTACTACAACAATATGGATAGAAATACTTATCCGCTCCTTTCATAAGTGCTTCTATAATATCATCGTCACTATCTTTGCACTTAGAATCAATAGTAACTCTAATACTTACTTCAAATTCTCTTACCATAATTATTCTTTTTAAGTTTCTTGCATTGCTGTATAGCTAAAGCTATTCTCATTCTTCCTTGCCAAGAAATGGCACTAGAAGAAAGGTATCTCTCCAATATTGGTGATATTGGATTAAGAAGCTCTGCGTATACTAAGCTAAATCCTGATATAAAAATATCTACATCCTGAGCATCAACATTATCATTGTGGGCATTTATTAACTCTACGGCTTCTTTATACTTCATATCATTCAAAAGCTTTGCTAGTACAAATTTAACATCCCATTCCATATCAATCTTCTTTAAGTTCTACTGGCTCATCGTTCCAAGTAAGTTCTCTTCCGATGAGCTTCTTAATGCTTCCTTTAGGAAGGTAACAGCAACCGGTATTTGCGTACCTCTGCCCATATAAATATACGACAGAGCAAATCCATAATGTATTACTTTCATTTCTGCAAGGTTTTTCTGCAAAAATATGTTCACAGCCACCTTTATCTACTGCTAACCAAGACATAACTATTCCTCCAATTTTTTAATTAATAAATTACTTTTCTTATCAAATAGTTTATAACCACTACGGAGATACCAATCTAGAACAAATCTATCAGATTCATCTTTATCAAATTCCAATCCGATTTTCTTCACCCCATTTAACTTAGCCTGTTGTTCTGCGAGTTGTAACAGGCGTTGTGCAACACCATTTCTCCTATGAACAACGTCCACCCAAAGTGCATATATTAGAGCTTCGGCTTTGCCGAAAATATCACTAACATATAATGGAATAGATATTTGAACAGAGCCATGATTTTCTTCATCAGTTATTAAAATTCTGATTTCATCCTTCCATGTCTGTTTTTGTATCATAATCAATCCTCCAACTCTATGTTATTTTCTGCTGCGTAGCCATCTTGTGCTTCCTCACAATACTGACCTTCGCAAAGCCAACCTATGCCGATGTTATATTCTGAGATAATGTTCTTGTTACAATACTCACAGATAGCATCGCCATGTTTATTTTGTAATTCTTCTCTTGTCATAATCAATTATCATTATATTCTTCCCAGCCATTCTCCCAAGAGCCACCTGAACGGATAGCCCAAAACTCTTGTTGAGGAAGGATAGTTCCTTCTTCATCAACTAACTCCTTTCCTTCATATCGAACAAACTCACCTTTTGAGAATGAGTTGTGCCTTATCGGCTTTCCTACGCTGATAGCGAAAGCCATTGCTTCTTGCTTTGTCATATTAGTCCTCCAACTCTTTAATTGCCATATTTATACTATCTTTAGCATGCAAGATGTTCTTCTTTGTATTTGACGTATTGAGCCAAAACAAAGCACTTTTAAGCTGACCTTTTATAAATTCTTTATCCATACTATTCCTTGTTAAAATAATATTTCTAAGAACCCTAGTTGCTTCAATCTCATATAAACCACCAAAGGATACTTTATAGGAATTTTTACTTAACTCTGAGATAAGAATAACTTTCTTACAAGTTAAAATTCTTATAATCATATAAATTTTCTTCATCAAACTTTAATCTCCAACTCTTTAAGTGCCAAGACTAACTCGTTTTGAATATAAATTGTAGTGCCTTCACTTAATTTTATTCTTTTTGAGCCAATCATCTTGGAAACATTATTAATGTGAACTATTGCTTTATCTTTGTTCATTTTCTAAATTTTTTAAAAGGGTCATAAAAACCCCACAGAAAAATTATTCCAACATACGAACAAAATAATAATACGATTGCTACAATGCCTCCTACGACATATAGTAGCCACATTGGTATTGTTATAGTCATTGCTTATCCTCCTTAGCTTTTTTAAGATAAAATTCTCTCCAATCTTCAAAAGTCCAATCTCTTGTGTTATGAGTAAGATTGAAAACTTCCGTATCTTTCTCTAACTGGAATAATAGCCAAGCATAATCTTCATATCGCTGTCTTAGCAATCTCTTGCGACACAATCTTACATGCTTGTATAACTTATAATCAGCGGTTGCAGCATCAAAGATTATTTTACCTACTATTGCTAACAGATAAGCAGATATAACACCTAATGCAATCCAACCTAATATTGTAATTACTAAGTCCATATTCTCTTCTTTTTACCCTCTCCCTGTTGCCAAGGAGAGGGTGGTTAATTACTTACTCACAAATAATAGCGAGCTGACCACAAGCAGCTCCATTCTCAATTTCAGCCTTTGTTGCGATTGCTACTGCATAATCGTAGCCCATCTTTTCCAATTGATTCTTAATTGCATTCATACTTAGTAATCTCCTTTTCTTTAAATGATTTATAATATAATTGCTTAAAACCTAACTTTATCAAAACGTTAATGTAATCTCTATACTGTTTACTGATAAAGATTTCGTTGTTATTGCCAACAAATCTATACCATAAATTGTCAAGAAATACATTTGTCTTATAATGACCTTTATTGCAATCAATGATAACTAGCTTCCCACCTACCTTCAGATACTTCTTCAAGGTTGTAAAAGTTCTCTGTAAATCTGGGATATGATGAACAACGTTTCTTAGATAAAATACATCTACTGATTTTTCTCTAAGACCGACAATCTCATCTTTCCCATCATACTGAAAATCCAATTGTGGAAAGGTTGTTATATCGCAAGTTTTATATCCAGCCTTTGGATTATAGCCACTTCCGAAATCAATGCACAATTTTGTCATCATCAATATGATTATTTCTTCTTACAAGCTCATTGTTCTTAACGGCCTTGCAATACTTTTCCCAATCACAGAAATTTCCAAGAGGAGTTATGATAATATCGCTTCTGTTGTACTTCCCATAATTGCCAAATACTCCAAATGTATGTCCATTCCACTTGTAATCATAGAATCCATATCCGTCATCACCAACCTTTACAGAACCATCTGGGAGTCTTATCTCACCATACCTTGCCTGTAAATCTTCGCATACAATGCTATAGAAACCATCTGATAGTATTGTTTTCAGTAGTTGTGGATTCAAACTTTCCTTGCACTTAGGAATGTTTATTCTTGTGTTTGGAATAATCTCCTTACACAGAAGTGCCATATCTCTACGTCTTTCGTACTGTTCGATAGAAGACACGCTGATAGCAACCTCAGTTAATCCGGCATCTTTCAATGCAACGATGATGTCCTCATTAAGCAGTATTCCATTTGTAACAAGACAGATACCATCAGATGTATAGTTGCTGACTATCTTTACAATCTTTACCAAATCTGGATTGAGCAAGCTTTCGCCTCCCATGATAGTTGCTCTTTTCAGAACACCAACCTTCTTCAAAGTTTCCTCCATCTTATCACAATCCAGTCGCAATGGTGACTTAAACTTTTGGTAGCAGAAGTAACAATTTCCGTTTACTCCTGTACTTTCGTTCATGTTGCAATTCAGATTTGTGATAATTCTATATCTGAAAATACCCTTTTTCATACTAAATTAATTCCTTCTACAACACCATTGCCGAGGTGATTTTTCTCTGATATGTTATTCACATTAATAGGAGACAACTTCACGAAGAAATGCTCCTTATCAAACCATTTTTTCAGCTTTTCTGCATCAAAATCGGAAGTGTCAACAAGTGTAAGATTGATTGTAGTCTTCAGATTGCTTTCTGTGCGAATCTGACCTAACTCTTGAATAGTCATCTTGTTCTTGTAAGGAATCAACCAATTACGCTTGTCATCATCAAATGAATGTAAGCTAATCTGTAACGTAATATTTCCCTTAATGAAAGAGAAATCGCTTCCCTTAATGCCAATCGTTGATACGTAATGATGAGTATTTGGGTATTTCTCAGTAATAATGCGGATAGCATCCTTGACTGCATCAATATTGAGGAATGGCTCGCCCATACGAGTATAGTTAATCTTAAACTCTTTTGCTTTGCTTGGGTCAGCACCTGCCTTGTTGATGGCAAATTCAACCTGTTCAACAATTTCTTCTGCCGTAAGATTGCGATAACGTTTCATGTTGCCTGTAGCACAGAACTTGCATCTTACTGGACACCCACTCATTGTAGATACTCCTATCATCCAACGTTCCGTGCGGTCGCCAAGCTCATTGTTGTCGAGCTTATTCTGATGTCTGCCTATTGCATCTTTGGTGTAATAAGGCAAGAATGTATCTGTCGTTTCAACAAGGAAACCATCTTCTAATTGAAGGCAATACACGACACCATTCTTAAATGTTTTCTTTCTTAATTCCTTCATATTCTCTTCTATTTATATCCCTTGCAGGATGGTTAGTTAATTATTTCGTAAATTCTATCATATATTGTGCAAGCACAGAGCCTACATAACATAAGGTCATAAGTATTGCTGCCACTGTCGCAATTACAATACTTACTGTTCTCAACTTTGGCGTTTCTGACCAAAATATTGCACTAACTATCAAAAAGATAGTTCCTAAAATCGTTAACAATACTACCATATTACTTATATTTATATCCTATAAAGAATGATTAATCTTTATAAGTATTTGCATCTAAATCAATAGCTACAAATCCCATTGTAGTACTAGGAATTCCGTTATGAACCACACTTCTATTTTCGGAAAAAAGAACTACTGCGTGTTTGCGACCTTTAATGTCTGGTATTTCGTATCTTTCATACGAATGTCTATTACTCATAATCTATCTATTTATATCCTTGCGGATGGTTAATCAATCTTTATTATTGTATCAGGAGCAACATCTCTAATGTTTCCATAACATGTATATACTGCCTCCACAAAGTCTTCCTTCGTAAGGAACTCTTTATCAGGAGACAATGTTATATCTATTGTAAACTTAATATGTTTCATATTCTAACTATTTGTGCTCGAAGGAAGTTCACTAATCAGAATCACGTTATCATTTGTTACGTTGATTCCCTTAACTATCTCTACTTTGTCTCCATGCTGAAAGCAGACCTTTCGTTTACCTAGAGAACTCAATACTTTTGCTACTTGTTCTGATGTCATATTACTACTATTTATGCCCGAAGGCGGTTAAACAATCAATTCATTAAATTTTCAACCACATTTGACAGCTTCCTTGCTTTGTCTTGCAAGAACTTAGGAAGATTATCGAAATCATAAGGCTTTAATCTTACGATACACAATATACCTTTTGCTGTCAGTATTGATAGAATAAACAATAACACGACCATTGCGTATATAGGAAACTTTATAATTGCTATTATTCTTTTCATACCTACACCTCCATTTCTGAGTTAAGTCCTAGACCGAAGAGAAGGTGCTGTAACTGATGAACATACTTAATGTATGCAATTGGTTTACAAACATTATTGTCAGTAAACGGATATACATCAAACTCTTTACCGATACCTTTTTCTATGTAGATAGGGAAATATCCATATTCTTCAATATC